TGATGACGGTTGTGATGAGTGAGGAGACCTACGCCATCATTCAGAAGCTGGCAGCGGACCGTATGGATGAACTGCTCAGCGTCTACGATGACTGTGATCAGGTGCCCTATGATGCTCAACGTATCCTGGAAGCGGTGACCCATTTCAGTTCCTGGGACCGTGGGGCAGTTGAGCAACTGGCATACCTGCAACGCCAGATGCCCTGAGCACACCCTACAATACTCTCAGTTCACAAGCGAACCCGATGGCAACCGCAACCTACCAGACCAACCTGACTGACCGCACCTATAACGGTTGGACTAATTATGAGACCTGGAATGTTGTGCTCTGGATTGAGAATGATGAGAGCATTTACAACTTCATTCAGGAGAATGAAATCGCCTGCTATGAAGATTTGCTGGAGGCATTCTATGAATTCGGCACTAAAGAGACTCCTGATGGTGTGAAGTGGAACGACCCTAAGATCAACCGCGCTGAGATTAACGGCGACGTGTTCGATTTCTAAACCAATTGGAACGGCAGCGCCCTAAAGACTGCCGCAAACCGTACACTTTCAAATTACAAATGACTCGCGACCTTGCTATCTCCCTGCTGCGTTCTGGCAACGACGGCGACAGCATTCTCCAGATCCTGGAAACAATCGCCTCCGATGATAGTATCAGCAACGCCGAACCTACTTCAGACCCTATCGACTTCTGATCATACTGTGCCACTTCGATAGGTGGCACAGCGGAGGGTTCCTCCCTCCCCTTTGCCCCCTACAATACTTTCAGTTCACAAGGCAACCCGATGACCACCGCCACCGCCACCGTCTACGGTGTGTTCACGATGGGCACCGACTACTACGACTCTGAGTTGGTGCTGCACACCCTCTACGCTGACCCTGCCGATGCTGACCGCCTGGCATCCGAACTCCGCGCCATGACGGAGGCAGAGTATGGCTGCCCTGATGAGCCCGTCTACAGCGCGGTGGAGGTTCAGGCGCTGACGGTTCTCTGATTGGCACAAGGGGGGCGCAGACGCCCCCACCGACCCCTTATACTGATCTCAGTTCAAACGACACCTGATGACCCGCTACGACGTGATCTGCCCCTCCGCTCCCTGGGAGAACACTACCACCGATGCCGACCGCGCATGGGACCTCTGCCTGGACCTCTCTGAGGAGTACGGCTACGCCCAGGTCCGCTGCAACGGGGTGATCATCGGAGACTACACTGAGGGGCGCTGACCCCCCGCTGATCTGCTACAATACTCTCAGTTCAACCGACACCGACCGATGATTCTTTCTCCCGCCACCCGCCTGCATGATCGCCAGACCGTGTGGGTTGCCCGTAAGAATGACGACACCCCCTTTAACCGCCTGACGACTGAATGGGGCATCCCCGCCACCGTGTACGCTGCCCAGTTCGCCGAAGTACACGCCGCCGACGTTCGGCAGGCGCAGTGGGGTTGACCCCCTGCCGCCGACCCTGTAGAATTCTCTCAACCGCAACCCACCCGATGAACACCCCCACCGTGATGACCGCCGCCGAACTGAATGCTGCCATCGCATCGGGTGCCATGCGCCTGACCCGTCTGCCCCGTCGTGGTCCCCGTAAGGGCGAAGCGACTGCTAACCGTGTTGGTGGTGGTGGCACCGCGTGGCGCCCTTCTGTTGCTGCGGGTCACGCCAACCGCCACATCCGCAACGGGTCGCCTGCCCTGCGGTGACCCCATCCCCTGCCCCCTGCGTTCGTTCGTGGGGGGCAGTTCGTTCGTTCGTGATCGACAGTGCCCCGCCGCCGCGCCCGATCGGGGGCGCCCCCGTGTTATAAAAACGCACCACTACCCTAAGCTATAAACGACCCAGATCGACCTCTAAATATCTCCCTGATTCAAAAATCCCGGAAGAATATATAAATTTGAAAAAGGTCAATGATAATACAGAAATGAAAAAAAATTCCGGTGATATTTTTGAGTCTCTACAGGTCGATCCAATTTCGGGCGATTATTATTTGATTATACCTGAGCAAGTTATCAATGATCTTTCTTGGTACGAGGATACAGAAATTCAAATACATGTAGAGGGCAATGAAGTTATTCTGTCAGAAAGAGTTGATTGACAGGTAATACATAATAGAGTATGATACTGAAGTAAACAACTTATCTTATGGCTAAAGGATTTACAGTAAAAGCAAAATCGCCAGTGACCGATTCAAATGCACCAGAATGGGACTTTGATCTGGCAAAAGAAATGGTGCGGGGAAAATCAATCGTATTCTGCTTACCTGGCAGAGGTGTTTCTTATACCTATCTCAAAAACTTTGTACAACTTTGTTTTGATCTTGTACAATCAGGTGCAAGTATTCAAATCTCGCAAGACTATTCATCCATGGTAAACTTTGCAAGATGCAAATGTTTAGGTGCGAATGTACTGCGTGGACCTGACCAGATTCCTTGGGACGGCAAACTTAAGTATGATTGGCAACTTTGGATTGATTCAGACATCGTTTTCAATACTGAAAAGTTTTGGCAATTGATTCTAATGGATAAAGACATTGCTGCTGGTTGGTATGCAACTGAAGACGGGCACACGACATCAGTTGCTCATTGGTTAGAAGAAGATGATTTCAGAAATAATGGTGGAGTGATGAATCATGAAACTGTTGAAAGTATCTCAAAGCGTCGTAAACCATTTACTGTTGATTATACAGGTTTTGGTTGGCTTCTAATTAAGCATGGTGTTTTTGAAAATTCAGAAATGAAATATCCTTGGTTTGCGCCAAAGATGCAAGTCTTTGAGTCTGGTGAGGTTCAAGACATGTGTGGTGAAGATGTATCGTTCTGTTTAGATGCTAAAGAAGCAGGATTTGAAATCTGGTGCGATCCTCGTATTAGAGTCGGGCACGAGAAGTCAAGAATCATTTGATAGAATGTCTAACGAATGTTACAATATTCTTTGTAAAGGGCGCAGAATTTATACGTCGCTCACAGAGGAAGAATATTTCAATATAATGGAGGACCTGTCGATTGAGTATTATCGGACAGGTTCTCCACAACCTGAAGATCTTGAAACTGAAATTTTATTGGAGAATACAACATGGCTGCAAAATCAAAAGTTGGATTGAATAAGAATAGTTCTTATAATCCAGGTCCTCCTAAAAAGTCTCGTCAGGGATGTGGTAATGGAACTAAATATGCTGCGTCTTCTCGTAACGTAGCACGTAAAAAGTATCGCGGACAAGGTAAAGGTTAATGTATCTAATCGAAGGTGATGAAGAATGGAATCATATTCATTCTGAAGACCTTTGGATCTATAATAAATTATTTCTAAGTCGGGTTTTGGGGTATAAATGTGGTCCTGTTGGGACTACAGTTCCTCAACCCGACTTTTATATTGTGCGTCCGATGGTTAATATTTTGGGAATGGGGCGGTTTGCTCGTAAAGAATGGATTGAAAAGTACACCTGTACATTTCATCCTGGCGAATTTTGGTGTGAGATCTTTGAAGGTGAGCATTTGAGTGTTGATTTTTATCATCAGACCTCAGAACTCGTTGTATTAGGCACTCGTGACCAAGAGGATCCTTATTATAAGTGGAAGAGATGGGAAAAGATCGATAGAAAAATCGTTTTCCCTGATGTATTAAAGAACTTGAAGGGTGATTATGACTGGATTAATTGTGAATTTATTGGTAATCAGTTAATCGAAGTTCATTTTCGTCGAAATCCAGACTTTCGCTATGATAATTCAGTTGCGATTCCAGTTTGGGATGATGAAAAAGTTGAAAATATGAGATTTATTGAAGACTCTGATTATCTACGCAAGGGTTTTTATGTGGAATAAATAAATTTTTACTAAAAATTGAGTTGAAAAAGATTTCAATGGGGAAACACCTACTTTTAGAGGTGTATGATGTTCAGTTTGACTTAATCAATGACGTAGAATCTCTACAGAACGTCATGATTAAGGGAATTGAACGTGCAAAGATGACAATCTTGAACACTTTTTCGCATTGTTTTCTCCCACAAGGGTGTACAGTCGTGATTGCGTTAGCAGAAAGTCATGTTTCTTGTCATACTTGGCCAGAAAATGGGTGTTTGGCAGTCGATGTGTACACTTGTGGCGAAGGAAACCCACGCTTAATCGCTCTAGAAATTCTCAAATATCTGGATTCAGATAATTATTCTCTTCGGGAAGTCGAACGTTAAATAGAAATAAGGAGATAGCAACCTCCTTTATAAAAGTTCTGTTTTATTTTTAAAACAGGAGCTAAAATGTCTAATTTACCAGTAGATAGGGACAAAGACTACATGTATGAAATGTGGGGCACAAACCAACTAATCACTGATTATGACAATGCACCCAAAAAAAGAGTCATTCAGGAAGTAATGCATGACAGAGCACCAAAACATGACTTCAGAAAACAAGTCGAGTTGCATGAAAAAATTAGAAATGATGAAGATTATGATGATTGGGATTATGGAACTGAACCAACCTATGGTTCTTCCTGGAAATCAACATAAATAAATAAAGAAATTTTATGTCCCATGTCTGTTACAAGGATATCTAGATCGTTTAAAGATATTAGTTTATCCTTTGAACCTCATCCGGTGACAAAGGATCTTGCTGTTTTGAAAAATGAACGTGCAATTATGCGTTCAATTCGTAACTTAGTTGAAACAATTCCAACAGAAAGATTCTTTAATTCACTTCTTGGATCAAACGTTCGTTCAAGTTTATTTGATTTTGTAGATTATGGTACTGCTTCATTGATTAAAGATCAAATTGAGAACACAATTTCAAATTTTGAACCAAGAGTTAATAATGTTTCAGTTGATGTTAATCCTCTTCCAGATTTAAATCAATTTGATGTGACTGTTGTTTATGACATTATTGGACAAGAACTTCCCACACAAGACTATTCGTTCATTTTAGAGGCAGCAAGATAAAATGCCTTTTACTAAATTTACCAATCTAGATTTTGATCAGATTAAGACATCCATCAAAGATTATCTCCGTGCAAACTCTACGTTTACGGATTTTGACTTTGATGGGTCTAATTTTTCTGTTCTGATTGACACGTTAGCGTATAACACATATATTACTGCTTTTAACTCAAACTTGGTTGTCAACGAATCTTTCTTAGATTCAGCAACCGTAAGAGAAAATGTTGTTTCTCTCGCAAGAAACATTGGATATGTACCACGCTCTAGAACCGCCTCTACAGCGTCTATATCTTTTAATGTTAGTACATCAGCAAGCACATCTACATTGACCTTACAGGCGGGTCTGGTGTGCGTTGGTACAGCGAATGGAACTTCATATGTCTTTTCATCACCACAAAATGTCTCTGCGACTGTTGTAAATGGAACAGCATCTTTTAATAATATTCAGGTTAAAGAAGGAACATTTCTTAAGAAGCAATTTACTGTTGATGGATCATTAGATCAAAAGTTTATATTGGATAACTCCTTTATAGATTCTTCAACAATTGTTGTTTATGTAAAAGGAACGAGTGATAGTGGACTGGGCAGACAATATAATCTTGTAGAAAATATTTTTGATATTGATTCAAATTCAGAAATTTTCTTATTACAAGAAGTTCAAGACGAAAAATATCAAATTTTCTTTGGTGATGGTAGATTTGGTAAAAAACTTGAAAATGGGTCAATTATTACAGTAAGTTATATTGTTACTGATGGCAAAGATGGTAACGGTGCCAGCGACTTTTCTTTTGCAGGAACACTGAAAGATTCGAGTGATAATACCATTGTTCCAACAAACACCATTACAGTTACAACAAATCAAAAATCACAAAATGGTTCCGATATTGAAAGTCTAGATTCAATTAAGTATTTTGCACCAAGAATATATTCATCACAGTATCGGGCAGTAACTGGAAGAGATTATGAGGCAATTATCAAATCAAAAGTTTATCCAGATACTGAGTCAGTCTCTGTAATTGGTGGTGAAGAATTAACTCCGCCACGATTTGGAAAAGTTTTAATTAGTATTAAACCTAAGAATGGGACATACGTATCAGATTTTGACAAGCAGCAAATTAAAAATAAACTAAAACAATATACAATTGCTGGCATTGAACCAGAAATCATCGATCTTCAAGTTCTTTATGTTGAAATTGATTCATCCATTTATTATAACTATGCACAAGTTTCTACCGTAGAGGATTTAAAAACCAATGTTAAGAATTCTCTTACAACTTATGCAAAATCACCAAACCTAAATGCTTTTGGTGGAAGATTTAAGTATAGTAAAGTCTTGCAAGTCATTGATAATACTGATTCTGCTATTACATCTAACATTACTAAAGTTAGAATCAGAAGAGATTTAAAAGTAAAACTTAATACTCCAACTCAATATGAAATTTGTTACGGTAATCAGTTTCACGTAAAATCATCTGGTTATAATATCAAATCTACTGGTTTTACTATTAGTGGTGATCCAGATACAGTTTACTTTACAGATACTCCAAACTCAGATCTTAAAACGGGAACAATCTCAATTGTTAAACCATCTCCAGTAATTTCTGGCGTGGGAACAACGTCTATCGCAAAAACACCGATTCTTGTTAGATCTGCAGGTACTGTTGACTATGAAAAGGGCGAAATACTTTTAGGGGCAATTACTGTCACATCTACTTCTCTTGCTGATGACATTATCGAGATCCAAGCATATCCAGAATCAAACGATGTACTCGGATTGAAGGATCTTTATGTTTCATTTGACATCTCAAAAAGCACAATAAATATGGTTAAAGATGTTATTACATCTGGTGATGATATATCAGGTGTGGTATTTTCAAAAGATTCTTATAGATCAAGCTATTCTAACGGGGAACTAACGAGGTCGTAATATGATACAAACTGGTTTTGAATCTAGGGTAAAAATCCAACAGGTTATTGGTAATCAACTTCCAGAATTTATCTTAGATGAAAGTCCAAAAGCTTCTGAATTTTTAAAGCAATATTATATCTCACAAGAATATCAAGGTGGTACAGTTGATATTGCAGAAAATTTAGATCAATATTTGAAGTTAGATAATTTGATACCAGAAGTTGTTGTTGGATCAACAACTCTTGTTTCTTCAGTTGATTCTAGTGATACTGAAATTACTGTAGATAGTGTAAAAGGTTTTCCACCTACCTACGGATTGTTAAAAATTGATAATGAAATTATCACATATACTAGTATCAATGGAAACACTTTTACTGGTTGTATTCGTGGATTTAGTGGAATTACGACGTATAACGCAGGAATTACTACAAGCAATACTACAAATTATAGCGGAGATCTTCTCTTTAGCACATCAGAATCGGCGTCACACGATGCAGATAGTCCTGTAACCAATTTAAGTTCTTTATTTTTAAAAGAGTTTTATAAAAAATTAAAATATTCTCTTACCCCAGGATTAGAAAATATTGATTTTGTTTCTGATTTAAACGTTGGTAATTTTATAAAAGAAGCAAGAACTCTATACGAATCAAAAGGTACTGAAGAATCTTTTAGAATTTTATTCAATGTTCTATTTGGTGAAACGCCAAAAATAATTAATTTAGAAAATAATTTAATTAAACCCTCATCTGCAACTTATGTTAGAAGAGAGGTCATAGTTGCTGAAAAAATTTCTGGAAACCCACTATTGCTTACTGGGCAGACTATTAAAAAAACAACTGATGAAGTAACTAGTGCTTCAGTTTCGGAAGTAGAAATAATTAGAAGAAGTGGAAAAGTATATTATAAACTTTTATTGTTTATTGGTTATGACGATGCATTCCCAACTGTTACTGGCAACTTTAATATTACTAGCAGCACTAAGAATATAGAACCAGTTAGTGTTGGAGACTCAGTTATTACTGTCGATTCTACAATTGGGTTCCCATCTTCTGGAGTACTTTATTCTGGTAATAATGAAATCACATATCAAAGCAAAAGTATAAACCAATTTTTTGGATGCTACGGAGTTACTGAAGAAATTGATACTGCATCCACAATTAGATCAAATGATACTTATTATGGTTACGAAAATGGTGACACTTCAAAGAAAGTTGAACTAAGAATAACTGGCGTTCTATCAAATTTTGTACCAGTAACACAATCATCATCAGTTGATGTTGGTGAAGAAATTTCCATCAAACATCTGGGAGAAGTTGTAGAGAATCCAATAGAGAATGCTTCCTATAAAGAAATTTTTGCAAATAGTTGGATTTATAATACAAGTTCTCGCTATCAAATAGATAGTTTTTCTTCTGGTTTAACATCTCAAGTAGTTCTAAAGAGTGAAATTGATAAATCAAGTTTAAAAGTTGGTGATACAATTGAAATTTTAAATAGAACAACGGAAAATATAATTGCTTCCAATTTAATTGTAACCCAAATTAATGGTAAGCAAGTTACCACAAATAATTCTTTTGAACTTAATTCATCATTTGATTATGATATAAGAAGAAAACTCAAATTTGCATCAAGTTCTATAGTTCCTTTAGAGTATGAAAATCTAACATGTGATATTCAAAATGTATATGTTGAGAACGATAAGTTTGTATATGTTGCATCAAATTCATTGCCATCTTATGAGATAACTAAAAATATTTTTAGTTACCAAGCTTCTTCTGTTTCTGGGCAAAATGCAGACACTGGCGATTACTCAATCATTAATTTTATTGAGAAGGTATCTTTTTACTCTGGATCTGAAATTTATTACTCACCATCAGATTCTCCAATTTCAGGATTGGTAGAGGGTACTTACTACGTCGATGTAATTAACGATAAGCGACAAATTAGATTATATAATTCAAGATCTTTTGTTGGTTCAAGTAACTATATTGAATTTGGAAATCTTACTTCTGGTATTCATACCTTTACATTAAACAGTCAAAAAGAAGGTGTCATTTCTACACAAAAAATTCTTAGAAAATTTCCTTTAAGTGTTAATATTGCCGATGGCGAATCCGATCTAACACCAGTTGGTCAAGTTGGAATATTAATCAATGGTGTTGAAATTAGTGGTTATAAAACAAATGACAAAGTTTATTATGGTCCATTACAGTCAGTTAATGTATTAAATGGTGGTTCTGGATTTGATGTTATCAATCCCCCCACAATTACACCATCATCCGGAAACGCTCTTTTACAACCTATTGTTAGAGGATCTTTCGAAAAAGTTTATGTTGATCCTCAAGATTTTGATATTGATACTTTAGTTTCAATTGCAGTCACCGGTGGAAATGGAAGAGGTGCTTCATTTGAACCTGTAATAGAGTTAAGAAATAGGGAAATTCAATTTGATGCAAGACAAATTGAATTTGGAGGTGGTGTAGATACATCTGTAGAGACTATAACATTTTTAAGTTCTCATGGTTTAATAGATGGGCAACCAATCACATATAATCCTCAAAACAATGCATCTCTTGGAATTGGGACTTTCAATGGTTCCAACACCAATACAGGGTTAACTCTTAAAAAAGATGCTACTTATTTTGCAAAGTATATTAGTGATACCACTATTCAACTCTATCAACAGTTATCAGATTGTAGACTGGGGATTAATACTGTAGGTTTTACAACAATTGGAACTTCAGGGATACACAAATTTGCAACTGAACCTAAAAAAACCTTAATTGATGTTAAAGTCATTAATCAAGGTTCTAATTATGAAAATAGAAAGTTAAGAGTTAAAACAACTGGTATATCTACAGTCAATAGCACAGTTTCATTTACAAATCATGGATTTGCTGATGGAGATGTCGTAACGTACACATACCAAACAACAGGAATCTCTGGTCTTTCGACATCTAATCAATATTATATTTTAAAAATTGATGATGACACATTCAGAATCGCAAATGCAGGCATCGGTGCAACGAATCCATCAAACTATCAGAGAAGAAAATTTGCAGAATTTGAAAGCACTGGATCTGGATATCAAATTTTCAATTATCCAGAAATTTGCTTATCGGTAGAATATAGTGCTGCTGGAATTGGAAGTATCCAATCAAAGAGAACTATAGTATCTACCCCAATTGTTAGAGGTGAAATTGTTGGCGTATACGTATATGAGTCTGGATCTGATTATGGTTCATCAATTTTAAATTTACACAAAAAACCAACCATTACCATAAAGAATGGTAAAAATGCACAACTTAATCCCGTCATAGTAAATGGTGCGATACAAGATGTTAATATTCAGTATAGTGGATCTGAGTATTATTCAACTCCAGATATTAAAGTAACTGGATCTGGAACTGGTGCAGTAATTAAACCAGTAATTACAAATAATAAATTAACTGATGTAGTAATTATAAATTCTGGTATTGGATATACTTCAACCAATACCACCCTTACCATAGAACCTGCCGGAAAGAATGCCATCTTAAGTTCACAAGTAAGGTCTATAACAGTTAATAAAAATCTTCTTTATGGGGAAGAGAATGATGCTAGAGAAATTGCTAACGAACTTCTCACATCATCATTGAGCAATTTAGAATATAGTGTTTGCGGTTACTCTGAAAATATTCAAAACGAATTTGGTGATGATGGATCTTCGCATTCACCAATTATTGGATGGGCATATGATGGCAATCCAATTTATGGTTCTTACGGTTATTCAGATCCAGAAGATAGAAATTCCCCCATTAAAAGACTTTCTTCTGGATATTCTTTAAACACATCCAATATAGAAAACAGACCATCTTCTTTCGATGATGGATTTTTTGTAGAGGACTATAAATTTACAAATAATGGAGATCTTGATGAATATAATGGAAGATTTTGCGTAACCCCAGAATTTTCAAATGGAGTTTATGCATACTTTGCAACTTCTGAGCAAAATCTTTTTGGTGATCTAGTCGGTCAGTTTCCTTACTTTATTGGAGAAAGATATAGATCTAAATTTATAACTGAGAATAGTTCATTAGACCAGACATTTGATTTTAATAATTCAAATCTTATTCGAAATACTTTACCATACAAAGTAAATGAAGAGTATGCTGGAAATGATTTTATTATAGAATCTAATGAGGTAATAAATCAAGTTACAGTAGTTGAATCTGTAACGACTGGTTCTGTTGAAAATTATCAAATTATAGATTCTGGAGATGATTATAAAATTGGTGATGTTCTAGAATTTGATCAGCAAAATACCGGCGGCGCTGGTCTATCGGCACAAATTTCTGAAGTTACTGGTAAAGAAATTGTTGATATTAATACATCTATAACTTCGTATGATGATGCAATATTTACTTGGAATAATGGTCAAAAAATTGAGGTTACAGTTTCACCAAGACATAGTTTAGAGAATCTTGATTATGTAAATGTATCAGGATTTTCATCATCGTTAAGTTCTTTAAATGGTTTTCAGCAAATTGGTGTAACTTCATATAGTTCATCTCTCATTCAACAAATGCCTGCTTATTCTGCAGCGGGTATTGTAACTGATATTTACATTGCAAGTATTCCAGAAAACCTTTCAATTGGTAGTTCTATTGGAATTGAAGCAGAAACACTATCAGTTTTAAATATTTTCAATAATATTATAAGAGTTCGCAGAGAAGCAACAGGGAGTGCTCACACTGCAACAACTCCAGTTTACTTTATTCCAAATACATTCACAATTAATAAATCAGTAGATTATTTCGAATCTAAAGTCAACGACTTAGTTTACTTTAATCCAAAGTATTCTGTCGGTGTAGGTACTACATCTGGTATTGGAATTGCAGTTACATATAATGTTGGTGTTCAAACCAATAATATAATTTCAATCCCAACCCAATCAATTTACCTACCAAATCATCCATTTAAAACAAATCAAGCAGTAATATTCTCAAATCCATCAGGAACTTCTGCTATTTCAGTAGCAAATACCTCTAGCAGTGCATCTTTCAACTTACCGTCAAGTGGAGATACTCAAACTGTATATGTTATTAGTCAATCTGTAGATTATATTGGTATTGTAACACAAGTTGGTCTTACGACCTCAACAAAGGGTCTGTTCTTCTTGTCTAATGGTTCTAATGATTACCAGTATTCATTACAATCAAACTTTAATCAAGTTAAGGGTGATGTTGAGAAAGTTAAAGCACAAGTTTCTGTGTCAACATCACATAATCTGACTTCTGGGGATACTATTAAACTTTTGGTCGAACCAAATCTTTCTGTTGGTATTGGAACTTCAACTGCAGTAAGAGTTAAAAGAAATGTAGTTGCAGACTGCGTGATAATTGATTCTATTGAAATTAGTTATTCTGACATTAATACAACAACTCAAGAAATTACAATACCGTCGCATAATTTTAAAACTGGTGATAGAATTGTTTATGTTGAAAATAAATCAATATCTGGTCAGAGTAATACTGTTTATTATGTTTATAAAGTAGACTCTAATAGAATAAAATTATGCGAGACTCTAGTTGATTGTCTTTCAAATCCACCAATAACAGTTGACATTGATGCAGGAACTATTAAAACTTTTGGTAACGTTGGTATCGCCGCTGCAAAATGGTCTGGAGGTGTTTTAGCAAACAATGGTAAAATTTATGGAATTCCTTACAATTCTTCATCAATTCTTGAAATTGATCCAGTAGGTTTAACCACGAATACTTTTGGTAATGTTGGTACTGGTTCTGCAAAATGGATTGAAGGTGTTTTAGCAAATAATGGTAAAATTTATGGAATTCCTTTGAGTGCTTCTCAAGTACTTGAAATTGACCCAGTAGGTTTAACCACGAATACTTTTGGTAATGTTGGTAGTAGTGGTTTAAAATGGAGCGGAGGTGTTTTAGCAAATAATGGTAAAATTTATGGAATTCCTTTTGGTGCCTCTCAAGTACTTGAAATTGACCCAGTAGGTTTAACTACAAATACTTTTGGTAATGTTGGTAGTAGTATTTTAAAATGGTTTGGTGGTGTTTTAGCAAATAATGGTAAAATTTATGGAATTCCTTATCGATCTTCAACAGTTCTTGAGATCGATCCAGTAGGTTTAACCACAAATACTTTTGGTAATGTTGGTAGTACTATCAATAAATGGTCTGGAGGTGTTTTAGCAAATAATGGTAAAATTTATGGAATTCCTTTTAATGTCTCTCAAGTACTTGAAATTGACCCAGTAGGTTTAACTACAAATACTTTTGGTAATGTTGGTACTGGTAATAATGAATGGATTGGAGGTGTTTTAGCAAATAATGGTAAAATTTATGGAATTCCTTACAATTCTTCATCAATTCTTGAAATTGATCCAGCGGTTGGAATAGCAATTACGTTTGGTAACGTTGGTACTGGTGTTGCAAAATGGTCTGGAGGTGTTTTAGCAAATAATGGTAAAATTTATGGAATTCCTTACAATTCTTCATCAGTTCTTGAATTTGTTACCAATCCAAATGACCCAGAAAATCTACCAGAAATACAAAAAATTAATCCAGCAATTCAAACAATAAAAAATAATAACCTTGTATTTGATTTAAGTGATTCTTCTCTGTCTGGTTATAATTTTAAAATTTTCTATGACCAAAATTTCAAAGATGAATTCGTATCTACAGGATCTACAAATAGTTTCTCAGTAAGTGGTGTTGGAACAGTTGGTGTTTCTACAAATGCTTCGCTTACAATTAATTATAGTTCCGAATTACCTACTCAACTTTTCTATAATTTAGAAAAGTCTGGTTACATTAGCACTGCAGACAAAGAAGTTCAAAATTATTCTCAAATTAATTTTGTTGATAGTTATTATAATGGTTTTTATTCGATTTCTGGAGTTGGGACAACAACGTTCCAGATCTCTTTACCTAATTTACCAGAAAATCTTAACTATACCTCAAATGACTGTGATACTTTAGAATATACAACAAATTCATCAACTGCATCTGGTGGTGTTAGTAAAATTAGAACTATATCTCCTGGTGTTGGGTTTAATAAGATTCCATCATTTTCTGGAACGAATTCTACTAACGGTAAAGGTGCATACTTAATTGCTAAATCATCCTCCATTGGAAATATTAATCAAACAAGAATTTTAAATGAAGGTTTTGAATACCCATCAGACAAAACTCTGAGACCAACTGCCAACATACCAAAACTTTTAATCATCAAAGATTCTAATACTATTTCGAATATATCTGTATCAAATGGGGGCAAAAATTATACAACTGCTCCAGATTTAATCATTGTAAATTCTGAAACGGGTGAAAAAATCGATTCTGGATTATTAACTGCCAACTTGTCTGGTACGGGAATTATATCGGTTAATATTGTTCAAGGTCCAAAAGGTCTTCCATCAAGACCAGTGGACATTAAAACAATTAATAATACTAACGGCGTAGGTATTCAAACGATTACATCTTCTTCATCTGGAATTGTTACTTGCTATCTCGTAACACCTTCAAGTGGTTTTGATATTGAACCATTTACTGTTGGGGATAAAATATTTGTAGAAGGTATACAAAAATATAGTAATGATGGTGATGGGTTTAACTCGGAAAATTATGGTTATAATTTCTTTACTATTACAGCATACGAAAATGGTGGAACATTACTTACAAGAAAACTTGAATATAATCTTTCTGGTCTTTCCACCAACGTTGGTATAGCCAAAACAGTTCAAGAATCTTATGGTTATATTGTAAATTATAATAATTATCCAGTATTTGATGTAACACAAACATATTCACCATTTATAATAGGTGAAAATCTATCAGTTCAAAATGAAACTGGTTTTGAACTTCAAGATTTGAGAGTTATTCAGGATAATCAAAATTATATTAAAGTTTCTGGCAATTATGATATAAACACTAACGATGTTATTCGTGGTATTCAATCGGGTAATATTGCAACAATTGATGATGTAAAAATAACAACTGGATACTTTAATATTGACTATGCATCTACACAAAGAATTGGTTGGTCTGATGATATTGGCAAACTAGATGAAGATACTCAGGTCATCCCAGATAACGACTATTACCAGACTCTATCTTATTCTGTAAAAAGTAACCAAGAATGGGTTGACATTGTTACCCCAGTAAATAGTATCTTACATCCAAGCGGGTTTAAAAACTTTGCAGATACCACAATCGACAAAAATGTTGGTGTTGAAACTACTACTGCAAGTGAATCATTACAAATTCTTTATGATATTATTGACGAAAGGAGAGTTGATACTATCAATAATTTTGATCTTGTTACTGATGTTGACACGATTAATAATTCTTCTAGATATTTAAAATTTAAAAATAGAAAACTTGCAGATTATATCGAATGTCGCACTAATAGAGTTCTTGCAATAGATGATATTAGTGGAGAATTTTCAAGCAGTGACTCACAATCTGAGGGATTTGCAAACGTTTTAGAAATTACCCCATCCGATAAGTATAACAGATACCTAGTTCAAATTATAAGTGACGATAATAGTCAGATTCAATTTACTGAAATTGTAGTAATTAATGATGATACTAATATTTACACTCTAGAAAAGTCAAGTATTAGCAATTTAGAAGACCAAATAGGTGATATTGATGGTTATGTAGATGAAAATAATAATTTCTATTTAAAATTTACTCCATATGATCCATATAATATTGATTATAATATAAAAATTCTTAGTGATAATTTCACAACATTTTTTAGTGGGATTGGAACATATTCGATAGGATTTATAGACTTGATAGGTTCTAACGCTTCAGTATCTTCTGGGATTACAACATCATTAGTTAGTAAAAATATAAGTCAATTAGAAGCAATATACTCAAATATTCATATTCTTGATACAAATACCGATGAGATGAATTATGTAGAAATTTATGTTGATCATAATGGAGAAGATACCAACATAACGGAATTTTATATCGATTCTAATAGCGAACTTAGTTCCAATTTTATTGGTTCTTTTGGCGCATCAATTTCTGGTGGTATTTTGACATTAAATTATACCAATACTTCAAGTAATGATGTAATTATCAGAAGTAAGAATATTGGTTTCAATACCACTGCATCAGGTATTGGAACATATAGATTCAAAAAAACAGGTCAGTTAGATGGTTATGAGAGAACTGTAAACTATATTGCAAATTACTCCAACGTATCATCTGCATCTACAGTTATATCTTTAAACACGACTGAATTTACATCAGTTAAATCTACTGTAAGAGTAAGTATTGGTAATACCAGTGCCTTACATCAAGTTATGATGATTGTTAATGGTACAGAGACTTATACAGTTCAATACCCATCTTTATCAATTGGAAGTACTTCTGGTATTGGTAGTTTTGGTGGAAGTATATCTGGATCTACTGCAAGTTTAATCTTCTATCCAGACACTTCACTTTCTGGTACGTTTGAAATTCTTTCTTTCAATGAAAAATTTTACACGTATCTCGACAAAATTAATCAACCATCAGATTTGGAATATGCAAACATTATCGAAAGTATTCATACCGCAAATTATTACTCTGTCAATAGTGAAAATATAAACAGATTGGATTTTGAGTTAACATATCAAGGTTATCCAATTTTTATGAAGGAATTTGACCCAACGGATAGTAGCATATTAAATCTATCTACTGGCGAATTTACAATTCCAAATCATTTCTTCAGCACTGGAGAAAGATTAATTTATACACCAAAAACAACTTTCTTGGGTGTCGGTCAAACTTCTGTTGGTATTGGTTCAACATTAAATTCTGCAGGGATTGTGACTAATCGTTTACCAAGTGATGTATATGTTTATAAAATTAATAATGATAAGTTTAAGATATCTACAAGAAAAGACTATGCTCTTGCAGGAATATATGTGACTTTTACCTCTGTTGGAGAGGGTAACGCTCACCAACTCGAAATGTATAAGAAAAATGAAAAATCTATAATTTCTATCGATAATATCATTCAATATCCAATTGCATATTCATTAATCACACATACATTAGATAATTATTCTTCAATTGGTTTTACAACATCAACATTTGCTTTAAGTGGTATTTCTTCAATAGCGGTAGAAGATCTACTAAAAGTTGATGATGAATATATGAAAGTGAATAATGTTGGTTTTGGGACAACAGTTTTTGGACCAATATCATTTACTGGTTCAGTACCATTGGTTGAAGTGGAAAGAGGATTTGTTGGGTCATCCGCAACTTCACATAATAATTTATCAACAGCAAACGTCTATAGAGGTTCATATAATATTGTTGGAAATAAAATTTTCTTCACTGCTCCCCCAACAGGAAGCAATATGGATCAAATTGGTCCTGATATTGATAATCTTCCTGAGGCAAGATCTTCATTTAATGGTAGAGTTTTTCTAAGAAAAGATTATAGTTCTAATCAAGTCTATGATAACATTTCTGAAAAGTTTACCGGAATTGATCAAAGTTATACCCTTTCTTCACAAGGAATTAACACAGTTGGTTTAGGAACTAGTGGAGGAAGCGGCATTGTTCTTATTAATGGTATCTTCCAAACACCAACTACTCAAAATAATCTAAACAATAACTTTAGAATTCTAGAAAATACTACTGTTGGTGTAAGTAGTATAGTATTTTCTGGTATTACGTCATCTAATGGTTCAATTATTATTTCACAGAATGATGTGAATCTAAATCAACTCCCAAGAGGCGGATTGATTGTATCTTTAGGTTCTACTTCTGGTCTAGGATATGCTCCTTTAGTTGGTTCTTCCGTAACAGCGATTATTGGTGCAGGTGGTTCTATTACATCTATTGGAATTGGAACTACTGGAAATTGGGGTTCTGGATATAGAAATCCAGTTTCAATTGCAATAACAGAATCTGGTCATACTGGCGCTGCAGCAACTATTTCTGCAACTGTCGGTGCAGGAGGAACTTTGGCATTTACTGTTACTGGTGGAGGATCTGGTTATACAAATCCAACTATTATCATACCATCCCCAAATTATGAAAATCTATCCGTTACTGGCGTTTCAAGACTTGGAATTGGTTCAACATCAAGTACTGGTGTTGGGTTATTACTAAATGTTGAAGTTGGCGAAAGTAATCAAGAGCAATTAGAACCCATTAATTGGACTTTAAGAAGTTCTCCATATAATTCGGGTACGTTTGGCATTGATATTGGAAATACTAATTTAGTATCATATGGAAATGGAATTTATATTGCGGCGGGTGAGATATATGACTCAAATTTACCTTTTTATGATTCATACATTACTACATCAACCGATGCAATTACTTGGGAATTAAGAACTTCTAGCATTGGTGGTTCTACTGTTTTTGCCATTACTTATGCAAACAATGTCTATGTTGCTGGTGGTGTTAGTGGAATCTTAAATACCTCAACAGATGCAATTACTTGGGAATTAAGAACTTCTAGCATTGGTGGTTCTACTGTTTTTGCCATTACTTATGCAAACAATGTCTATGTTGCTGGTGGTGCTAGTGGAATCTTAAATACCTCAACAGATGCAATTAGTTGGACTAGAAGAACTTCTGGTTTTGGTAATAGTTTCATTTATGCACTTACTTTCGCAAACAATACTTATGTTGCTGGTGGGTTTGTGTCTGGTGGTAGTGGAATCTTAGGCACATCAACAGATTCTATTAATTGGACCTTAAGAACTACTAGTTTTGGCAATAACAACCCCATTTATGCACTTACTTTTGGCAACAATGTCTATGTTGCTGGTGGTTATGGTGGAATCTTAAATACCTCAACAGATACAATCACATGGATCCCAACACCTTCTGGTTTTGATACTGATAGTATTAAAACTCTCGCATTTGGAAACAATAGTTATGTTGCTGGTGGTAATAATGGAAAAATAGGCACTTCAGTTGATGGAATTAATTGGATAATGCGAAATTCAAATACACAAGGTTATGAATTTGATAGTTTTATCTACACTGACAATATCAATTCAATAATTTATGATGATGACAATTCAGTTTTTCTTGCTGCTGGTGGAGCAGTGGTGCCGGCGGGGATAACTATTAACAATTATCTATCAGTTTCCGATATCAATTCTTTAAGTTCTTTGTTTGTAGTTAAATCTTTCAAGATTACTAGACCTGGATATGGATTTAAAAAAGGTGATGTATTTAAACCAGTTGGTCTAGTAACTGCTTATGGTCTAGCAAGCCCAGTTTCTCAGTTTGAATTGACGGTTTTAGAAACCTTTACAGATTCATTTGGATCTTGGCAATTTGGTGAACTAGATTATATTGATTCAGTTCAAAATTATCAAGATGGATCTAGAACTAGATTCCCACTTTATTATAATTCTCAACTATTAAGTTTTGAAAGAAGTAGTAGTGATTCAGATTCTCAGTTGATTGACTTCGATTCTTTATTAATAATTTTTATTAATGGTATTTTACAAGAACCAAAAGTTGCATATCAATTTGAAGGTGGAACATCATTTACATTTACTCAGGCTCCAAAACCAGAAGATCAAGTTTCAATTTTCTTCTATAAAGGTAGTTCTTCAGATAGTACTTCTGTTGATGTGTTTGAATCTTTAAAAATAGGAGACAACCTACAAGTTTATAGTAACAATGCTTTACTTGACATTACTACAACACAAAATATAAGAACAATTTCGGATATTCCTTCTTCCGACAAAGTTCAAACAAATCTATACACATTAGATGGTATTGATATCACATATGAAAAGCCTGTAAGTTGGACAAAACAAAAAACAGATCAAATTATTGACGGTAATATTGTTTCTAAATCTAGAGACTCTATTGAACCACAAATATACCCAACAGCAAAAATTATTAAAAACATTGGCATATCTGATACTGAAGTTTATGTTGATAATGCACAGTTCTTTAACTACGAAGGTGAATTACCAGGAAGTATTGATTTTAATGCTCTCATTGTCTCTGGTTCCCCAGACCCAGTTTCTGCCGCAATTACAGCGATTGTTTCTGCTGCAGGAACAATTCAATCACTTACTATTAATAATTCCGGAAGTGGTTATGTCGGTTCTGCAGTAACAGTTAAGATATCTGCACCACCAACTGTGGGTGTTGGCATTGGAACTGTTGCAACTGCATCAATTTCCATTGTAAATGGTTCTCTTTCTGTGGCAACTATAACAAACCCAGGTTTTGGTTATACAACAAGTATTGTACCTCAGGTCATTGCCCCTCTACCAGATCCAACCTATGAAAATATTTCCGACATTACTGCACTTATTGGTGCATCAGGAAATATTACTGGAATTGGAACAACAGTTGGAATTGGAACTGATTTAGCAATTAAATTTACATTATCATCAGTTAATGGTTTATCAGTTGGTTATCCAATTTATATTTTTGACACCAAAGTTGGAAATGGTGTTACTTCAATATATTCATCTAATGATGCAATTATTGGTATTGGAACTACATTCTTAGATAACATTTATAATATTAGTGGAATTGATGCTGGTGTAGGTATAATAACTTGCAATATTAGATCTAATTCTTCTATCGTAGGAATTGCAACTACAGGTTTAACTGTAGGAAAATTCTCTTGGGGCAAGTTATCTGGATTTACAAGATCATCTTCACCAGTTTCAATTGCAGTTTCTGGGTTTACAATTAATGCTGGTCTTACGACGTTCCCAACCATTCAAAGAAGAGGATATGGTTTAAGGAATATTGGACCAATTGAAAAGAACTTGTGATATTGATATAAATATAGAAAAAACTATATTCAAATGTCTGCACTTGTAACAGATCAATTTAGAATTCTGAATGGATCCAATTTCATAGATTCTGTTCAGGATTCTTCAAATTCATATTATGTCTTTGTAGGTCTATCAAATCCAACTACCTCTGGTTTTGGTAGAGATTCTAATTGGGATACAACTCCACCTAATCCCACTGATAATATAGATTATTTGAATCAATACAAAACGACTGCTCTTTTTGGTAAAAAAATTACAAGTGCAAATGTTAAAAGAGTAGTTAGAAGAATTGATTGGGTAAGAGGTACAAAATATGAAATGTACAGACCCGATTACAGTGTTGTAAATCCTTCACCAATTACCGGTGCAATGAGATTATATGATGCTAACTATTATGTTATTAATTCTGATTATAGAGTTTATATTTGCATTGACAACGGTTCCTCTGGTATTAATACAACAGGAAGTGCATCCCAAGATGAACCAACTTTTACAGATTTAGAACCATCTCCAGCAGGTGAAAGTGGTGATGGTTATCTTTGGAAATATCTTTATACAGTCTCACCGAGTGATATTATTAAATTTGATTCTATTGAATATATCATTGTACCAAATGACTGGGACACATCTACAGATGCCCAAATAACCGCTGTTAGAGAAAATGGCGACTCCACTCTAAATGATAATCAAATCAAAAAAGTTTATATTGAAAAAAGAGGATTGGGGTATACATTGTCTTCTGGACAGTCTTGCAATATTATTGGAGACGGTAGTGGTGCCACAGTAACTGTAGAAGTGGACTCATCAGGAAGAATTACAGATACTACTGTAACTTCTGGTGGTAAAAATTATACTTATGGTTTAGTTGATTTAGGAACAACAACAATCCCAGGTCAATATGCAGAATTGATTCCAATCATACCACCATCAAAAGGACATGGTTTTGATATCTATAAGGAATTAGGTGCTGATAAAATTTTAATCTATGCTAGATTTGATGATTCAACTAAAAACTTCCCTATTGATTCGAAATTTGCTCAAGTTGGAATATTGAAAAATCCATCAGTATTTGATTCTACGGGCATTAATACAACAAATTTTACATCAACAGAATTTTCTGCCGTTTACGCACTAAAACTTGGCGGAACACCATCAGGTTCAATTTCAGTTGGAGATAAAATTCAACAATCAGTTACTGGCGGGAAGGCAATTGGTTATGTTGCATCATATGATTCTGAAACACAAGTTCTAAAGTATTTTAGAGATAGATCTTTATACTTCAACCCCACAACTTATGATCAAACTGATTATATTGGTATATCATCTACAGGAAAAGTATTAGATTTTAATTCAACCAATCAAATTACAAAAGTTGGTGGTGGGTTTAATGCCTCTGTAGATAGTTCTTTTTCTGGTATTACAACAACAATTTCAAATAAAATTGTAAATCTGGGGGTAGAATTTACAAATGGTCTTGCAAATCCAGAGATAAATAATAAGTCTGGTGATGTAATCTACATTGATAATAGACCTACAGTAACAAGAAGTTCTAGACAAAAAGAAGACGTTAAAATTATCCTGGAATTTTAAGAAATGGCTCAGAAAACAAATCTTAATGTAAGCCCCTACTATGATGATTTTAATGAGCCTGATGTAGGCGCTAAAGACAAAAATTATTATAAGGTTTTATTTAATCCGGGAAAACCTGTTCAAGCGAGAGAATTAAATACTTTACAATCTATTCTACAAGATCAAGTAGAATCTTTTGGTAGTCATATTTTCAAAGAAGGGTCAATGGTGATCCCTGGAAATATTGTTTACGATAATCAATTTTATTCAGTTAAATTAAATCCCACAATTTACGGCGCAAATATTATTTCATATCTTGAGCAGTTTGTTGGGAAAAAAATTACCGGTCAAACTTCTGGGACTACAGCAACAGTACAAAAAGTCCAATTACCAAATTCAGAAGTTGAATATGCAACCATTTATGTAAAATATCAAGATTCCGATAATAATTTTACATTTAATGAATTCCAAGATGGTGAATTTTTATATGCGAGTGAAAATGTAGTATACTCAGGAACGACAATTGCTTCTGGTACACCTTTCGCTTCCACTATTTCCAATAGTTCAACTTCTACTGGATCTGCATCTTCTATTGGTGAAGGCGTATATTTTATCCGAGGAACATTTGTACGTGTTCCTAAGCAAACAATAATTCTTGATTATTATTCAAACACCCCATCATATAGAGTAGGTTTAAGAGTAAACGAACAAATCATCACAGCAAAAGATGACCCGACATTATATGATAATGCAAAAGGTTTTACAAACTATGCAGCACCTGGATCTGATAGATTTAAAATATCATTAACATTAGACAAAAAACTTTTATCTGACATTGAGAATGATACTGATTTTGTCGAGTTATTAAGAGTTCAAGATGGAAACATTAAAAAGATTGAAACTAAATCCCAATATTCTATTATTAGAGATTATCTTGCCCAAAGAACATATGATGAATCTGGGGATTATGTTGTAACTCCATTTCAATTTTCATTAAACAATTCTCTTAACAATAGATTAGGAAACGATGGTCTTTTCTTTAGTAATGAAAAGACAGAACAAAATAATATACCATCAGATAATTTGATGTGTGTTAAGTTTTCACCAGGAAAGGCTTATGTTAGAGGTTATGATATTGAAAAAACTGGTGTAGAAATTGTAGATGTTCCAAAACCCAGGACGTCCCTATCAAAATCAAATGTTAATATACCATTTGAAATGGGCAATTTGATTAGAGTCAATAATTCTTCTGGAGCGCCAAAACAAAAGTCTTCAATTGATCTCTATAACCAAAGAAAATCATCAACAATTGCTGCAACAGGAACAAAAATAGGTGATGCTAGAGTTTATGCTTTTAATTTAACTGATGCAGCATACTCGAATGTTGCTACAAATTGGGATCTATACTTATATGATATTCAAACATATACACAATTAACGTTAAATCAATCAATATCTGGTGCTCAACTTCCAATAACATCCTTTATAAAGGGTAAGAGTAGTGGTGCAAGTGGATATGCCACTGCTGCCGGTACAGGTTCTGATATTATTTCTCTTAGACAGACATCAGGTACTTTTATTGTTGGTGAGCAAATTATAATTAATGGTCTAGAATTATATCCCAGAACAATTAAATCAATTAGAGTATATTCCACTCAAGATATAAAATCTTTATTCCAATCAACTGCAACTTCTGGTTTTTCTACGGCTTTTGCGGCAGATGCTCAGTTAGATAAAACAACTGCGTTTGGATTTTCTCCAACAGATGTTATTACTATTCAATCATCAGGTGCTGTTTCTTCTTCAGGAAAACCTTTTAGTGGAATTGCATCTGATACAATTATCAGATACCAAAGAGTAGGTTTTGTTACCGAAACTTACAATAGAGTTCTGTCTGTTTCGTCAGATGGTTCATCTATGACACTTGTTGGTATTAATACTGTGTCGGGTGTTTGTGATGGTGGATTGCCATTATCACAAACAAGTACAACTTTTTCAATCGGTGCTCCAAAAATTAGAAATGAGCAAAAAGGTTACCTTTATGCTCAATTGCCTGATGCCAATATTGCATCAACTAACCTGAGTAACTCCACATTATCATTTACAGCACAATCTAACACAACTTTAACACCATCTAGCAACACTCTGACAGTTACAACAGGAAATTTTGATTTAGGGATTAGTTCATCATTTTCTCAATTCCAGTCTTTTGATGAGGAAAGATATTCAATTCATTATGCTGACGGTAGCATAGAAGGTCTAACATCAGATAAAGTAACTCTATCTAATAATCAAGTAACATTTAATAATATCCAAAATAAAAATATTTCTACAATTAATGCCACCTTTATTAAAAATGGCACACAAAGTAAAGTAAAACAATTTACGCGAAGTCAAACCATTAATGTAAATCTATCAAAATATCCAGAATCTGGTACAGGAATTAGTACTTCTATTAATGATGGATTAACATATAATCAATTTTATGGTTTAAGGGTTCAAGATGAAGAGATATGTTTAAAATACCCAGATGTTGTAAAAGTGATTGCAGTGTATGAATCTTTAAATACTTCAGCACCTTCATTAGATACTTTAACCTTTAGTTCAATTGCAAATGTAGATACAAATGCAATCGTTGGTGAGAATATTATTGGACAATCCAGTAAGGCAATCGCCAGAGTTGTAACTAAACCATCTTCAAATAATCTTGGTATTGTGTATTTGAATACTAATAGATTTATTGCTGGTGAGAATGTTACTTTCGAAGAGTCCAACATTAATACATCAATTGCTACAATTATCCAAGGAAATTATAAAAATATTACCAATAGTTTTACACTTGATAAAGGTCAAAAAGAGCAATATTATGATTATTCGAAAATTATTAGAAACTCCGGAGAATCTGCTCCAACCAAACAACTTTTAATCGTATTTGATTATTATTCAATTCCATCTGGTGATACTGGAGACGTATTTACAGTTAATAGTTATACTGCAGAAAGATTTGGTTCCGATATCCCATCTATAGGTAAAGACAATGTGAGAGCATCTGATACCCTTGATTTTAGACCAAGAGTATCAATATTTTCTAGCACAACTTCTTCACCATTCGACTTCTCTTCAAGATCTTTTGGAACTGATCCAAAGTTGATTCTATCTCCGAATGAAAATTCTTTGATTGGATATGATTTTTATCTTGGAAGAATCGACAAGTTATATCTTGATAAATTAGGAAACTTCATTGTTCTTCAAGGAACCCCATCAACTGATCCTAAGGCACCATCAAAACCTGATGATGTAATGGAGATTGCAACAATAAATCTTCCACCATATCTTTATAATCCAAAAGATGCGTCAGTCTTTCTTGCAGATAATAGAAGATATACGATGCGTGATATTGGTTTAATTGAAGATAGAGTAGAAAATCTTGAAAGAGTTACCTCTTTATCTCTTTTGGAACTTAATGTTCAAACATTACAAATTCAGGATGCACAAGGTTTTAATAGATTTAAAACAGGATTTTTTGTCGATGATTTTAAAAACACAGATTTAATTAATACGGATGTATCAAAAGTTGAAGTAGATTTTGAGAATGATGAATTAACTCCACAAATTAGTAGAAATAGTATTAATTTACTTCCTGTTTCTGCCCAGGTCTTTACCGACGAAACTTTAGATCTTAGTAGCAATTTCTCTTTATATGATTCAAATGTTCAAAAAATCAATGATGTAATTACATTAAAGTACGAATCTATTGGTTGGATTGAGCAACCATTGGCAACTAAGGTTGAAAATGTGAACCCATTCCATGTCGTTTCTTACAGTGGAACTATTAAACTTAATCCATCTAGTGATAGTTGGGTAAGAACAATTAGACTTGCAGATGTAAATATTAATCAAACAAACTGGGTCTGGTTGAGAGCAACTGGACGTTGGGCTATTGTTGGATCAAGTTCTTCTACAAATGTTGATGATAGATTACTTGCCAGTGGAACCGAACTCTATATGAGATCCCGTAACACTGGTTTTAGTGCAGTTAATATGAAACCATTGACACAAACTTATCAATTCTTAGATGGTAATAGTGGTGTAGATTTTATTCCAAAACTTGTTGAGATTGCGAATGATTCTACTCTACAAAACTATGGCGCATCGGCAGCATTTTCTGTTGGAGAAACTGTTGTTGGTTCATATAATGGACAAAACTTAATTAGATTTAGAGTTGCAACATCAAATCATAAAGAGGGTCCATTTAGTTCCCCAACAACAACATATAATATTAACCCATACAATAAGAGCGAAAATATTCCCTCTTCATATAGTTTAACTTCTAAAGTTCTCAATATTGATATTGATTCCCTTTGCGCTGAAGCTCAAGGTTTATATTCTGGTTATCTTATTACTGGAATGAAATTAGTTGGACAAACTAGTGGTGCTGTTGCTTATGTTAAAACCCTTAGATTAATTACAGATAACTATGGAGATTTGAAGGGTTCTTTCTTCTTAAGAGATCCAAATACAAATCCTACACCTCCAGTTAGAATCGCCACTGGTTCTAAGGTTTATAAATTAACATCAAGTTCAACAAATCAGACTCCACTTCCAGGAAGCAAACTTATTTGTTCTGCAGAAACGATTTATAAGGCAGAAGGTACTTGGGAACAGAGACAAAGAGTTACAACAACATCAACAACCATTTATTTCGTTGATCCTTTAGCACAATCTTTCTCTGTTGGCGGAAATATTGAAGATACTAATGGCAATTCTCCAAATGATGATGCAAATGGTGCATACTTAACTGCGGTGGATTTATTCTTTGCAAGTAAAGATCCAAATAATGCCCCACTAACGGTAGAAGTTAGAACTGTTGAACTAGGAACACCTACTAGAGTAATTGTTGGCAATCCTGTTACCCTAAAACCAGATCAAATTCAAACGTCAACTAATGCGTCTGTTGCAACAACAGTAACATTCGACTATCCAATTTATCTTGCACCTGGACTAGAGTATGCCATTGTTCTTCTTGCCCCTCAAACTGATCAATATGAGGTTTGGATCGCAGAGATGGGTGAGAAGACTGTAAATACTGCAAATCTTCCAGATGCTGAAAGTGTAAGATACACAAAACAGTTTGCAATTGGTAGTCTCTTCAAATCACAAAATGGTTCAATTTGGACTGAGAATCAATATCAAGATCTCAAGTTTAAACTTTACAAGGCAAACTTTACTGCAACAAGTGGAAGTGTATTCTTCCAAAATCCAACTTTAAACGAAAGTAATGGGTATGTTCCAACACTTTCAAACAATCCAGTCACAACTTTACCTAAAAAGTTTGCAATTGGTATAAGCACTGTAACAAGTAGTGCAATGATTGGGATCTTAACGACTGGAAGAAAAATTGCAGACGCAGCAAAACCATACAATTATGGTTATATTGTTGGCACCGGAAGTTCGGTATCAACTGTAGGTATTACGACTGGTGGGTCAAATTATACAACCACTTCTAATGTTGGAACATATTCGATTACTGGAAGTGGAACTGGTTTGAGACTCAATATTACTGCAACCAATGGTGCTGTTTCTGCCGCTACAGTTGCATCTGTTGGAAATGGTTATGCAGTAGGAGATGTGGTTGGAATCACGACTGCCAATGTTTCACCTGCCGCAGGTCGTGATGCAAGAATTACAATCACTGCAATAACTGGTTTAGATACCCTGTACATCTCAAATGCTCAGGCAGAATCATTTACAACCGTTGGGATTTCTACTTTAGTTTATTATAATGACTCTGGAACTGCAATCTCTCTTGCAAGCACAACTATTAGAACTTCATCTCCAGTTGGTGGAATTTATGCTGGTAACTTTATGAAGGTAAATCATTTTGATCATGGAATGTACGCAGCAAACAATAAACTTACATTATATAATGTAGAATCTAATATTATTCCAACTACACTTTCTTTACCTCTACTTTCAACAGACACTTCTATTAGTGTTGCTTCAACCTCAAACTTTACAACATTTGAAGGTATTGCAGTTAGCGGATCTAACCCAGGATACATAAAAATAGAAAATGAAATTATTAAATATGAATCTGTTGGAACTGGTCAGTTATTAACAATCACCAGAGGAATAGATTCGACTCTTGTTTTAGATCATCCTGTAAGCACTCTAGTCTATAAGTATGAACTCAGTGGTGTTTCTCTAAGAAGAATCAATACCACACATGACATTAGTGATACTGGAAACGATATTGATAGTTACTATATTGAGTTCAATAGGTCAAACTTTGATTCAAATGCAATCAATAGAAGTACTGATGGAAGTCTCTCATCAGCACCACAATTATCTTTTGATGCTGAAATTGCTACTGGAGGATCTGGAGTTGAATCCACAGAAAATATACAGTATGATAGCATTATCCCAGAAATTGTTGGTTTGGTTCCTGGATCTGCAACCGAAGTTACTGCACAAATTAGAAGTGTAAGTGGAACAAGTGTAGACGGAACCGAAGTTTCATTCCAAGATCAAGGTTATGAAAATGTGGAAATTGGAGTACTTAATAAACTTTCTTCAACAAGAATTATTTGTTCCAACATTAACGAAGACACTTATCTGGAAGGCGTACTACTGTCTAATAGATCTAAATCTTTTGTTGCAAAGGTTAATTTATCTACAACAGATAATAATCTTTCGCCCATGATTTTCTGGAAGAACTCTGCAGTTCAACTTCTTAGTAGCAGACTTAATAGTCCTGTCTCAAACTATATCACTGACAACAGAGCAAATTCATTGATTGATGATCCACATGCTGCAATATATGTTTCAAATACGGTACGTCTTTCTCAATCGGCAACTTCACTTAAGGTCATTATAAGCGCATATAGACATTCATCAGCAGATTTTAGAGTTCTTTATAGTCTAATTAGACCAGATTCAAGTGAGGTTGAGCAGGCATTTGTATTATTCCCAGGTTATAATAACCTCACAATTGATGCAAATCAAGACGGTTATCCCGATGTTATTAATTCTGCAAATAATAGCGGTTTACCAGATACATTTGTTCCTGCAAGTTTAGAAAATCAGTTCTTAGATTATGAATTTACTGCAAACAATTTAGGCGAATTTACAGGGTACACAATTAAAATTGTAATGTCTGGCACTAACCAGGCATATGCCCCAAGATTTAAAGATCTAAGAAGTATTGCAATTAGATGATGATACCAGTAAAAGGACACCCAAATTTATATCGTGATGAGCAATCGGGGGCAATTATAAACTGTGATAATTATTCCTATAATCAATATGTGAACAGTTTATACAATAGAGATTCTCAAAAACGTGAGATGGAACAAATAAAAAAAGATATTGACGAAATTAAATTATTACTTAAGGAGTTTATAAATGGAACCAAATGATATTCAACTGGAAACGATAGATAAAATGTTTGAATTTGAAAAGCATTCTCGGGTTATAGATGAACTAAATTTCGAAGAACTTAAAGAGTTTTCGAAGTTATATTGTAAATTATATCTTAAGCAACAAGAAGTTTTGAGTTCCCTTGGCACTCTTGAGGTATAAATAAAAAGTAGAGCTTAAAAAATAGATGGCAGCAGTATACGTCAATAACTTAGTTGTGAATGCTGGCAGTGATTTTGATCAAACTTTTATTTTAGAAGGTGCAAATACTAATTCTGCTTTAGATTTATCTGGATATACAGTTGTAGCCCAAATGAGAAAATGGGCAGGAAGTTCTTCTGCAACAAGTTTTACTGCTACAATCATAAGTCCATATACAAGTGGAAAAATTACATTAAGTTTAACTTCCACACAAACTTCGAGTTTAAAAGCAGGAAGATACGTATACGATATTGTAATCACAGACCTATCTGGCAGTAAAACTAGAGTTGTTGAGGGAATGGTTCTCGTAACAGAGGGAGTTACCCGATAATGTCAGATATTAAAATTAGAGTTGGGCAACAAAATTCTATAAAAGTTATTTCGAGTATAGCAGGTGAACGCGCTTTCAATGACGCAGTAAATGTAATAGGAGGAATTGCTTCTGTTACACAACTACAAGTCAGTGGTGTATCCACATTTGTTGGTGTAAGTACATTTAAAAGTGATGTTTACATTGATGGTGATTTAATTATTGGCGATGATTTAAAATTTGATGAATTTACTGCTAGAAATGGAAATATCACCGGCATTGCTACCATTTCTGGTGGATTATATTATGGTCCATATTATACAAATGGATTGCCTTACTTTAATTCTTCAGGGTTAATGGTATCAACTGCAAGTCCTCAGAATGGAATTGATTATACAAACTATATAATGACGACAGATAATGCTGGAGTTCCAGCTTGGTCAAATGCAATAGACGGAGGAACTTATTAAAATGTCTAAACCGGCAAGTAGACAGCAACTAATTGATTATTGTTTAAGACGTTTAGGTGCTCCAGTCTTGGAAATTAATATTGATGATGATCAAATTGACGATTTAGTGGATGATGCTCTTCAATATTTTCAAGAGCGTCATTTTGACGGTGTTGAAAGAATGTATTTAAAATACAAGATCACAGAGGCAGATTTAAATAGAGGTAGGGCAAATCCAACAAATGGTGTAGGAATTGTTACAACTACAGGAACTGCATCAATTAGTGGAATTGGAACCACAACATTTAATTTTTACGAAAATTCAAACTTTATTCAAGTTCCAGATAGTGTTATAGGAATTGAAAAAGTTTTTAAATTTGATACCAGTTCAATTTCTGCTGGTATGTGGAGTATTAAATATCAGTTATTTTTAAATGACTTATACTATTTTAATTCTGTAGAACTTTTACAATATGCAATGGTAAAAACTTATCTTGAAGATATTGATTTTTTACTTTCTACAGATAAGCAAATTAGGTTTAATAAAAGGCAAAATAGATTGTATCTAGATATTGACTGGGAAGCAAAAGCAAAAGATACTTTTATTATTCTAGACTGCTATAGAATTTTAGATCCAAATGATTTTACTAAAGTATATAATGATAGTTTCTTGAAGAAATATCTAACTGCCATAATGAAGCGTCAATGGGGTCAAAACTTAATTAAATTTAGGGGAGTTAAATTGCCAGGTGGTATTGAATTAAATGGGAGAGAGATATATGAAGATGCTGAAAGAGAGTTAGAAAGTATAAGGCAAAGAATGTCTATGGATTATGAACTTCCCCCTTACGATTTTATTGGTTAGTAATGTCTCTCAATCCCTTTTTCTTACAAGGTTCTCCAGGAGAACAAAGACTTATACAAGATTTAATTAATGAACAGTTAAAAATTTATGGTGTAGATGTCATCTACATTCCAAGAAAATTTGTAAGAAAGCAAACTATTATTAAAGAAATACAATCATCAAAATTTGATGATAATTTTGCTATTGAAGCATATGTTAATAGTTTTGATGGTTATGGTGGGCAAGGAGATATTCTCACAAAATTTGGAATGAGTTTAAGAGATGAATTAAGTTTAATCATTTCAAAAGAAAGGTTTGAAGATTTCATCTCTCCATTTTTAGAAGGAGAAAATGACAATGAAATTGTTCTTTCATCTAGACCGAGAGAAGGAGATTTAATATATTTTCCTTTGGGTCAAAGAATATTTGAAGTTAAGTTTGTTGAACATGAAGTAAACTTTTATCAACTTGGAAAATTATATGTTTATGAATTAAAGTGTGAATTATTTGAATATGAAGATGAAGTTATTGATACTTCTATTCAAGAAATTGATACTCAAATTGAAGATCAGGGATACATTACAACTCTACAATTGATTGGAACTGGTTCAACAGCATCCGCAACTGCTTTTATTAATACTGGTTATATTAGAGAAATATACTTAAACAATGATGGTTACGACTACACTTCGTCACCAACTGTTGCAATTTCAACAGCACCATCTGGTGGAACTAATGCTGCAGCAGTTGCTATTACAACAAATAGAGCAGGTGTTTATTCAATTGAGTCTATTGTATTAATTAATGCCGGTGCAGGATACACTGTTGCCCCAACAATTACAATAGTTGGTGGTGGAGGATCTGGTGCAGCGGTAACTTGTGCAATTGAAACCTCTAGAAGTGGAGTTACTAGGTTTACAGTAACTTCTCCTGGAAGTGGATACGTTACATCACCAACTGTTACCATTACAGGTTCAGTTGGAACTGGTCAAACCTCTATAGGACTTGCTGTAGTTGGTTCTGGTCAAACTATTTCTTCAATTAGGATTATCAATTCTGGTGTTGGTTATACTGTATCCCCAACTGTTACAATTGCAGCACCATCAATTTTATCTGGAATTGGTACATATCAATTTAATGAAGAAGTGGTTGGTTCTCAATCTGGAACTAGGGCACGTGTTAAATCTTGGGATTATGATACCAAGATTCTCAAAGTTTCTTTAGTTGATAATGCAGCAACAAAAGGTTTTTATGGTGGTGAACTTATTGTTGGTGCAGCATCTAGTGCCATATATTCTCTCAGTTCTTTTGATTCTTGGGATCAATATGATAAATATAGTGAAAATATAGAAATTGAAAATGCGGCTGACGGCATTATAGATTTCTCAGAGTCTAATCCATTTGGTATATTTTAATGCTAGGAACTTATTACTATCACGAAATTATTAGAAGAACAGTGATTGCCTTTGGCACACTGTTTAATGACATTTATGTCAGGCATAAAGACTCAAGTGGTGATAGTATCAATGAAATGAAAGTTCCATTGGCATATGGTCCAATTCAAAAATTTCTTGCGAGGATAGAGCAACAACCAGAATTAAATAAACCAATTGCAATGACATTGCCTAGATTATCATTTGAGATGAACTCCATTCAGTATGATCCAACAAGAAAGGCAAATATAACTCAAACATTTAGAGCTTGTGATGGTTCTAATTTGAAAAAAGTTTTTCTACCTGTACCATATAATATAGGTTTTCAACTAAATTTGATGACAAAACTTCAAGATGATGCCTTGCAGGTAACAGAACAAATCCTTCCTTATTTTCAACCATCATTCAATCTTACAGTCGATCTTATCGATTCTATTGGTGAAAAACGAGATATACCTATTGTATTAGATAATGTTTCGTTCGTTGATGATTATGAGGGTGATTTTTCGACAAGAAGAATTTTAATTTACACTTTTAACTTTACAGTTAAAACATATCTATTTGGACCTGTAGCAGAAACAACTGATGGTCTGATCCGTAAGGTTCAAGTTGATATGTATAGTGATACAAATAGGCAAACTGCAAAGAGAGAGATGAGATATACTGCCCAACCAGATCCTTATGATGCTGCACCAGATGATAATTTTGGGTTTGATGAAGAGTGGTTATCTTTTGATGACTCTAAGACTTATAGTCCTACACAACAAACTGACATTTAATATCTTATGAAAAATAATTATGATGGTCTAGATAATGCCCTCAACATTGAAAGTAAAATTGTTGAGGTAGAAAAGACCGAAAATAAATTAGAAGTCGTACCAATTCAAGGTCAAGATATTAAAAAGGACTATGAATACACCCGTGCAAATCTTTATTCTTTGATAGAAAAGGGTCAGGAAGCTATCAATGGAATTATGGAACTTGCCGGCGAAAGTGATTCGCCTAGAGCATATGAAGTTGCTGGTCAATTAATTAAAAGCGTTGGTGATGTGACAGATAAACTTATTGATTTGCAAAAGAAACTTAAGGATGTTGAAGAGGACACTGCAAAAACAACAAACAATGTTACCAACAATGCCGTATTTGTTGGTTCCACATCCGAACTTTCTAAACTACTCAAGCAAGGTTTTCTAAATAATAAAGAGTAATTTTAATCTCCTAATGGGTTGGTCAGACAAATATAAAAAATCTATTGACTGCGACAATCCAAAAGGATTTTCACAAAAAGCTCACTGCCAGGGTCGTAAAGAGAAATTGAAAGAGCAATTGAAATCATTTAAAACCGTTGAGCAAATTGCTAAGAAGCATCGTATGGATGTTTCTTTCATCCAAAAGCAATTGGATATGGGGGAACCTATTGAACATGAGCATACCAAAAATCATGAACTTGCTAAAGAAATCGCCCTTCAACATTTGGACGAAATTCCAGATTATTATACTCGCCTCAAAAAAATGGAAACAGATGCTAAAAAGCATCATAAAAAATTTAAAGATGTAAAAGAAGAAACTACATCTGGCGATGAAGGTCTTCATGATTGGTTTAATAAATCAAAGTCCTCTGATGATAAAAAAGGATGGGTTCAATTAGGTGGTAAATGGGCAGGAAAACCTTGTGCTCGCCAACCAGGTCAAACTTCTACACCAAAATGCGGAAGTTCTAAAATGAAGAGGGTGTTATCTAAAGACGAAGAAGAATCTGCAAGAAGAAGAAAAAATCGTTTAGATCCAAATCAACCAGAAAAAACTGGTGGCACTAAACCAACAAACGTAAGAACTGAAGAAATGCATTTACAAGAAGTCAAAGACAAACCAGGCAAAGGTAGCGGTAAAAAAGATGCTTGCTACCACAAGGTAAAGTCAAGATATGATGTTTGGCCAAGTGCATATGCATCTGGAGCACTTGTTAAATGTCGTAAAGTTGGTGCCGATAACTGGGGCACAAAATTGGAAGATTGTTGGGATGGTTATAAGCAAGAGGGTATGAAAAAGAAAGGTAAAAAAATTGTCCCAAATTGCGTACCAGTAAAAGAGGAGCAAACAATGATTAGATACTGCCCCAAGTGTCAAAAAGACGAAACTCGTGATGAGTGTAAGTATGGACCAAAGTATTGGGATATGTTCTCAATTCCATCGACACTTACAACCAATCAATTAAAGTATAATATTGCTACGGTTCATCCTGGAAATTTCCCAGAGTCATATGACCATGAGTATTCAATGGCTCGTTCGGAACTTTCTACTATTATTAAGGCAGCAAAGAGACTTCGTAAAAAAATGAAGGGTGAAGGTAATATTGAAGCGTGGGTTCAATCAAAAATTACTAAAGCAGCAGATTATATTGATGCTGCCGCAGATTATGTCGATAGTGGTGAAATGAAGACGGAAGAATATTCAAATTGGAGAGAAGATTTTGGATTATCGGAAGATTGGCAAAAAGTCAATCGTCAAGACAAGACTGATGGTTTAAGTCAAAAAGCAGTTAATGCTTATCGCCGCGAGAATCCAGGTTCAAAACTACAAACTGCAGTCACTGAAAAGAACCCAAAAGGAAAAAGGGCAGATCGTCGTTCAAATTTTTGTAGTCGTATGTCTGGGATGAAGGATAAACTTACCTCAGCAAAAACTGCAAGAGATCCAGATTCAAGAATCAATAAAGCACTTCGTCGTTGGAACTGTAACTAAAATGAAATCATTTCAACAGTTTATTTCCGAAAGCATTAATATTGCAGGAGATTTCAATGGAAATCTTTATATGAATTCATCTCAACCAGAGACCGCAAGCGAATCTTTCCTTGCAGATGTAGTTTGGCAGGGGAGATTATATCGTATGCAAGTTGAAGGTAAGATGATGGATAAAAATCAACTTGCAGAACAACTACAAGGAGAATATCCTGGAGCGATTGTTCATAATATATACCCAATAGAATCTAATTCTATAAAAATCAAAAACGCACAAAGATATAGACCAGAAAGATTATCGTGGAGTGAATGATTAATGGCACAATTTAATAAGAATGACCAGGACTTTCTGAATCAAGAAAGAACCCTTTTTGAAGTCAATATGATTGCCAATAAGAATGGCGAAGTAGTTACTATTGATAATCCATTTCCAGTATCTCTTGGAAGTTCCAATATTACTATTAATGGTAGTATTACAATTCCAGGAATAGTAACAGTTACAAGCACTCCAGATAATCCAATTCATAATCACATAGTTGAAGTTGGGACAGGTGGAACATTAACAACTCCGTATCTTCCAGTCGGTATTTCTACATTACTGAATACTGTAGGTATTGGCACCACAGGGCAAGTATCAATCAACCTCAACAATTCACCAGTCAGCACCACAAATCCATTTCCGATTACTGGATCAGTTGATATTGAATTACCACCAATAGCAACTGATGCATTTGGTAGACAAAGAATGTCTACTCCACTCACTCTCTTTGATTCATCTCACAGATATAGAGATAATAATCTTTGGAGTGGTTTAGTTGTTGGTACTGGTTCAACAGTTGGATTTTCAACAGCACAAGGTTTGATTAATATGACTGTTGGGGTGGGAAGTACCGCATCAGTCATTAGAGAAACTACAAAAGTATTCTCTTATCAACCGGGAAAATCATTACAGGTATTGAATACATTTGTAATGAATTCAGCAAAAGCAAATCTTCGCCAAAGAGTAGGATACTATGGTGCAGACAATGGGATGTATCTAGAACTTAATGGAGATACTTTATATTTTGTAGAAAGAACTTATGTTCCTGGAGTTTTAACAGAAACTAGAAAATCTCAACACGAATGGAATGTTGATACGATGCTTGGACCTGGGCATCTCAATCCATCTGGTGTCACATTAGATATTTCCAAAGCACAGATTATGTGGATGGATATTGAATGGTTAGGACTTGGAACAGTTAGATTGGGTTTTGTAATTGACGGTCAATTCATTCACTGCCATTCATTTCATCACGCAAATCTTATCAATACAACTTATATCACAACAGCATCATTACCTTTGAGATATGAGATTGCAAATACTGGAATTACAACGAGTGCAAGCACACTGAAACAAGTTTGTTCCACTGTAATTTCAGAAGGTGGTTATGAACTTCGTGGATTACAACAAGCAGTAGGAACACCAATTCAAACACCAGTTGATTTAACAACAGCAGGAACTTATTATACTGTTTTATCAATTCGTCTCAAAGCAACGCCAAATAGATTGGATGCAATTGTAATTATGACTGCACTTTCTATTCTTGGTATTACAAATAATGCAACTTATAACTGGCAAGTAAGAGCAAGTGGAACATCTAATGGCGGAACTTGGAATGATGCTGGTCTTGATAGTTCTGTGGAATATAAAATTGATGGTGGAACTTATACTGGTGGAAGAATATTAGCATCTGGATATTTGTACGGGTCTAATCAAGGTTCAACACCAGTTGATATTCTTAAAGAGGCATTATTTAAGTTTCAGTTAGAAAGAGATGCACTAACTGGAACACCTTATGAACTTTCTCTCGTTGCTTCTTCCAATTCTAATGGTGCAGATATTCACGGGTCTATGGACTGGGAAGAAATTAGTAGGTAATTTTTATGCCAAATAATGACATCTATCTTGGTAATCCTCTACTAAAAAGAGCAAATACACAAATTCAATTTACGGAAGAACAAATTATAGAGTTCTTGAAGTGTAAAGAAGATCCTGTATATTTTGCAAAGAACTATATTAAGATCGTTTCTCTGGATCACGGTCTTGTTCCTTTTGAGATGTATCCATTTCAAGAGAAACTTGTAAAAAACTTCCACGAGAATAGATTTAACATTTGTAAGATGCCACGACAGACTGGTAAATCAACCACCTGCGTATCCTACCTGCTCCACTACGCTGTGTTTAACGATAATGTCAATATTGCCATCTTAGCGAACAAAGCATCCACTGCAAGAGATCTGCTTGGGAGATTACAACTCGCCTATGAGAACCTACCCAAGTGGATGCAACAGGGCATTATATCTTGGAACAAAGGATCACTCGAATTAGAAAATGGATCAAAAATTTCATCAAACTCTACTTCTTCATCTGCTGTCAGAGGCGGATCCTATAATGTCATCTTTTTGGACGAATTCGCATTCATCCCAAATCACATTGCTGATGACTTCTTTGCCTCTGTTTATCCTACTATTTCTTCTGGTCAAAGCACAAAGGTAATTATTGTTTCTACACCTCGCGGTATGAATCACTTCTACCGCATGTGGCATGACGCTGAGAGGGGCAAGAACGAATATGTGCCTACAGATGTTCATTGGTCCGAAGTGCCTGGTAGAGACGCTGCCTGGAAGGAGCAGACGATTGCTAACACTAGTGAGCAACAGTTTAAGGTTGAGTTTGAATGTGAATTTTTGGGTTCTACAAATACACTCATTAATCCATCAAAACTTAGAAATCTTGTATATGAGGATCCAATTAAAAGAAATGCTGGATTGGATGTTTATGTTCACCCAAAAGAAGAACATAACTATCTAATTACAGTTGACGTAGCACGTGGTCTCGGAAACGATTACTCGGCATTCATTGTCTTTGACATTACGAACTTTCCATATAAAGTTGTAGCAAAATATAGAAATAATGAAATTAAACCAATGCTATTCCCAAGCATTATTCATGAAGTTGCAAAGGGTTACAATGATGCTTGGTTATTAATCGAAGTTAATGATATTGGAGACCAAGTAGCAAGTATTCTACATTTTGATCTTGAGTATGATAATGTTTTAATGTGTGCGATGAGAGGTCGTGCTGGTCAAATTGTTGGTTCAGGTTTTAGTGGTAAAAAATCTCAACTTGGGGTAAGAACTACTGCCGCCGTTAAAAAACTTGGTTGTTCTAACTTAAAAACTCTATTAGAGGATGATAAGTTACTTACTGTTGACTACGATATTATTTCCGAATTGACAACATTTGCACAAAAGCATAATTCTTTTGAAGCAGAGGAAGGTTGTAATGATGACTTAGCAATGTGCTTAGTTATTTTCTCTTGGTTAGTTGCTCAAGATTATTTCAAAGAAATGACGGACAATGATGTTCGTAAAAGAATTTATGAAGAACAAAAGAATCAGATTGAACAAGATATGGCACCTTTTGGTTTCATATCAGATGGTTTAGACGACATGGAAACGTTTATTGAAGAATCAACTGGAGATAGGTGGTTGCTTGCAACAAAGGATAATGGTATGCAATCAACTGAAGTTTGGAACGTGGATGAATATGGCGACAGATCCTATATGTGGGAATATCGCTAATGGATTTGGAGGAACAGTTTGAAGTAGAACATTTACTTTTTACAGAAAGAAAATGTAGAGTTTGTGGAATGAAAAAAAATCTAATAGATGGTTTCTATAAAATAAGAAAGAATAATACACTTCTTTCATCATATGCATATGAGTGCAAAGAATGCACCATAAAAAGAGTTGAAGAATATAGAAAAAAAGATATTTACTCTACAGAATGGAAATATCCTGATTGGTAGACATTCATGCACCGTTTCCCCAATTAAAAGAACCATTTTAATAAATACTTTTAGATAATTCTGGTTAGCACGGAGAATAAAGATGCCGCTAAATTTAGCATCTCCTGGAATTGTAGTAAGGGAAGTTGATTTAACACTTGGAAGAGCTACTCCTTCATCGGATAAGATTGGTGCCATTGTTGCACCTTTCGCTCAAGGACCTGTAGATTCTCCCACTTTAGTAGAAAATGAGAACGATTTACTTAATGTTTTTGGACAACCATATAATGCAGATAAGCACTATGAGCATTGGTTAACAGCATCATCATACCTTGCTTATGGTGGATCTTTAAGAGTTGTTAGAGCAGATGATGATGAAATCAAAAATGCTTTTGTAGGAACTGCATCTAGCGTCAAGATCAAGAGTTTGGAGCATTATGAAGCTTTAGGATATGACGAGAACACAATTAGTAATGTTGTAGTTACCGCCAAAAACCCAGGTTCTTGGGGTAATGGTATCAATGTTGCCATTATCGATGCCAAGGCAGATCAAATTCTTGGTGTCACAACTACTGGCGCTGTTCTTGGGTATGGGGTAACTCAAGCAATTTCTTCTGTTCTTCCAGGAGCAGGTTCAACTTCCGTTTTAAATGGTTACTTAAAAGGAATCATTACAGAAATTGGTGTTGGAAAACTTAGTGTAAAAGTTTTAAGTCAAGTATCTGTTGCTGGTACAGAAACAATAGTTGATTATCAACCAAGTGGTGTTTATACATTTGGGACAGCAGGTAATGTAACTGTTGTAAATGCAAGTGGTGTTGGTGTTGCTACTACATCAGTTTCATCACAAGCAGATTGGTTCGATCAGCAGACAATTGGTATTACAACCAGTTCAACCATCAATTGGAATAATATTGCACCTAGACCATCTACAACCGCATACGCTGCTGCCAGAAACTCAAGATTTGATGAGGTTCACGTTGTAGTTATTGACTCTCTTGGAAAGGTTACAGGTAACGCTGGAACGATTCTTGAAAAGCACCTAGGTCTTTCAAAAGCAACAGATGCAGAATTCTCAGTAGGTTCACCATCTTACTGGAGAAAGTACATTGCAACCAATTCAGATTACATTTTTGCAGGTGGATCGCCTGTTGGAGTTGTAACTACTGGATTCAGTTCTGGATATACACTTTCGAGTGATGTTGCTTGGGATCAAGAAGCATCTAATATTACTTTTGCTGCTGCAGGTTCTTCAACCAATACATTAGGTGGCGGTAAAGATTATGGTGGTGCTTCTGATGTAACAACATCTGGTTCACTCAGCGTATCTTTAGGTAATCTTTCTTCTGGATATGATTTATTTGAAAATACCGATAACTTTAAAGTTGACTTCTTATTAATGGGATCTGCAGGTTATAGTAAAGAGACTGCACAGGCTCTTGCTAATAAACTAATCTCTGTTGCAGAACTGAGAAAAGATGCAATTGCATTCATTTCACCATATAGAGGTGCTGCTTTAACGGATACTTCATCACAAACTGCAGTTACTATCAATTCAGCAGAAGATATTACGACTAATGTTTTATCTTTCTATGCACCTATTACATCATCATCTTATGCAGTATTTGATAGTGGTTATAAGTACATGTACGATAGATTTGCGAACACCTTTAGATATGTTCCTCTAAATGGTGATATTGCTGGTCTATGTGCCCGTAATGATATTAACAATTTCCCTTGGTACTCGCCCGCTGGAACTTCTAGAGGTGCGATTTTAAACGCAGTGAAACTGGCGTATAACCCATCCAAATCTCAAAGAGATCGTCTTTATACTAGTAGAATTAATCCAGTTATCTTCTCACCTGGTGCAGGAATTATTCTGTTTGGTGATAGAACTGGACTTGCAAAGGCATCTGCATTTGATCGCATCAATGTTCGTAGACTATTTGTTTATGTTGAAGATGCAATTTCTCAGGCTGCTAAAGATCAACTCTTCGAATTTAATGATGAGATTACAAGAACAAACTTTGTAAATACAATTGAACCTTTCCTCCGTGATGTTCAGGCAAAGAGAGGAATCTCTGATTATGTTGTTATTTGTGATGAAACAAATAACACTGCTGCAGTAATTGATAACAATGAATTTGTAGCAGATGTTTATATCAAACCAGCAAGATCAATTAACTTCATTGGTCTTACTTTCATCGCCACTAAGACTGGTGTTTCGTTTGAAGAAGTAATCGGCAATTTCTAATCTAACAGAGGTTAACAACAATGGCAACTAGAAATCAAATTAATAATATTCCTTTAAGGAAGATTACAGATTTCAAGAGTAAGCTTACTGGTGGCGGTACTAGAAGTAACCTCTTTGAAGTTGAGTTAGCATTCCCTGCTGCAGTTGGAGTTGATAATGTAGTTTTGGACAAATCAAGATTTCTTGTAAAGGCAGCTGCAATTCCATCATCAAATGTTACTTCTCTTGAAGTTTCTTTTAGAGGAAGAACTTTAAAAGTAGCAGGTGATCGTTCATTCGAATCGTGGACAATTACCGTTATCAACGACACTGACTTTGCAATTCGCTCTGCTTTTGAACAGTGGATGAATTATATCAACCGTCTTTCTGATAATACTGGTACAACTGATCCTGCACTTTATCAAGCAGATGCATTTGTTCATCAACTTAATCGTGATGGATCTATTTTAAGATCCTATCACATGTATGATTTGTTCCCAACTAGTATCAGCAGCATTCCTCTTGACTATGGCACCGACTCAATTCAAGAGTTTACAGTTGAACTACAAGTTCTCTGGTGGGAGGCTATCAAGGGATCTTCTCCTGCTGCTGGTGGCGCCAACATCAACTAAATAGTAAACAACAGTTAAAGTTTATAAGATGGCGAAACTTTTTGGTTTTTCGATTGAGGATAAAGAAGATAAATCAAAATCCATAGTATCCCCCGTACCTCAAACAGATGAGGACGGGGTTGATTATTATATTCAGTCTGGTTTTTATGGTCAGTATGTAGATATTGAAGGTGTCTACAGAACTGAATTTGATTTGATGCGTCGTTATCGTGAAATGGCATTACATCCAGAATGTGATGCAGCGATTGAAGATGTTGTAAATGAAGCAATTGTAAGTGATCTTTATGATTCTCCGGTTGAAATTGAATTATCAAATTTAAACGCTAGTGATAAGTTAAAGCAGGCAATTAGGGATGAGTTTAAGTCCATCAAAGAAATGATGGACTTTGATAGGAAGTGTCACGAAATTTTTAGAAACTGGTATGTAGATGGTAGATTATATTACTTGAAGATTATTGATGTCAAGAAACCTGAGGAAGGAATAAAAGAAATCAGGTATATTGACCCAATGAAGATGAAGCACGTTCGTCAAGAAACTAGGACGAAAGGGAAAAATGGTGAAGCAATTGTTAGCACCTTAACTGCAAACGCAAACCTCACAAATTCTGAATTAAGTTATTCAGATGTTGAAGAGTATTTCATTTATTCTCCAGCACCAAATTATCCAATGGGTTCTTTAAGTGGTGCTTCTAAAGGATCTCTTAAAATTGCAAAAGATTCAATTACTTATTGTACATCTGGACTTGTAGATAGAAATAAGGGAACTGTTCTTTCATATCTTCACAAAGCAATTAAAGCACTCAATCAATTGAGAATGATTGAAGATAGTCTGGTCATTTATAGACTATCACGTGCTCCAGAAAGAAGGATTTTCTATATTGATGTTGGCAATCTTCCTAAGGTAAAAGCAGAGCAATATCTTAAAGAAGTTATGAGTCGTTATCGTAACAAACTTGTTTACGATGCAAATACTGGAGAAATTCGTGATGACCGTAAATATATGTCAATGCTTGAAGATTTTTGGCTCCCAAGAAGAGAAGGTGGTAGAGGAACTGAAATCACAACTCTTCCAGGTGGTCAAAATCTTGGAGAACTTGCAGATATTGAATATTTCCAGAAAAAACTTTATAGGGCACTTGGAGTTCCAGAATCCAGAATTGCTGGTGGTGGTGATGGTTTTAATCTTGGGCGTTCATCCGAAATTCTAAGAGATGAACTTAAGTTTTCTAAGTTTGTAGGGAGACTTAGAAAGCGTTTCTCAAATATGTTCAATGATATGCTTCGCACCCAACTTCTTTTAAAGAATGTTGTATCTCCAGAAGATTGGGAAAAAATGGAAGATCATATCCAATATGATTTCCTCTATGATAATCATTTTGCAGAACTTAAGGAAGCTGAACTTATAACAAATCGATTAACTTTAATGACACAAATGGAACCTTATATTGGAAAATATTACTCCACCGAATATGTAAGAAAAAGAATTCTTCGCCAAACTGATGCAGAGATTATTGAAATTGATACTCAAATTGAAGATGAGATAGAAAAAGGTATTCTTCCAGATCCCAACGCACCTGTCGATGAAATGGGCAATCCAATTCCTCCAGAAGGTGCAGTAGGAGAACAACCAGCACTTGGAGAAACTCCAATGGAACCTGCTGCCTCGCCCGCACCAGAGGTTCCTACGGAACCCAAAGGTGGGAAGATATAAATAATCTTATAAATATAAACTGTTTTTCATGGAAGAACTTATCGATTTGATTGCAACTGATGGATCACCATTGGTTGTTTCCGACAAAATTAAAGAACTTTTATACAATAAAGCTGCTGAAAGAGTTGATGCTGCTCGTCCAGAAATAGCATCATTTATTTTTGGTGATGATGAACAATCAGGAGGAGACGAAGAATAATGGCAATAAAAGTTGTTCAGAACGTAAATAGAATTTCTCCCACAGTATCTGTAGCAGCTACTAGCAATCCAATTGCACTTAAAAGTGGATACCTTCGTGTTGCTTGTGCTTCGACTGCAGTATATGTGGAAACTGGTGGGGAACCTGTAGCTACTGTTAATTCTTTCCTGATTTCTCCTTTTGGAAATGAAGTTTTAAAAGAGAGAATTGCAAAACAACAAATAGCAGGAATTACTACAGGAGCATCAACCGTAATTACTTTTGATAATAATGCAGGAAATCCATTTTTAGTTGGTGATTATGTAACAATTGAAAATGCTCAACCTGCAGGAATTAATACAGTTCATAGATTAATAACTGCTACAACTAATGCATCAGTTACTATTGCTGCAAATACATCCTCAGTTGTTGGCGTAATTACTGCAACTGGTGCCACTTTATCTAGAAGTGTAAAGGTTTCAGCCCTTGCTCTTGATAATACAACAAACGTTAGTATCACAGAAGTTGTTCAATTAGTTTCCGAATAAAATGAAACTCATCACAGAAGAAGTCTCACAAGTAAAATTCATCACCGAAGGAAAAGGTGCTGAAAAGAAAATGTATATTGAGGGAGTTTTCCTTCAGGGTGATATTTGCAATCGTAATGGAAGAATGTATCCTATGCAAACTCTTGCCCGCGAGGTAAAAAGATATAACGAAGCATTTGTTTCTAAGGGTCGTGCTCTTGGAGAACTTGGACATCCTGATGGTCCTACCGTCAATCTTGACCGTGTTTCTCATAAAATTGTTTCTCTTGAACAAAAGGGAACCAATTTCATCGGTAAAGCACAACTTCTTGGAACTCCAATGGGTAAGATTGCAGAATCTTTAATCAAAGAAGGAGTTTGTCTTGGTGTTTCTTCTCGTGGTGTTGGTTCACTCAAGATGACCAACGAAGGTCATAAAATTGTTGGTGAAGATTTTATGCTAGCAACTGCTGCAGATATCGTTGCCGATCCCTCTGCTCCTGATGCTTTTGTTCAGGGAATTATGGAAGGTAAAGAGTGGGTTTGGGAAGGAGGAATTCTTCGCGAAAAACTTGCCGAGTCAACTAAGCGTAGAATTAATACCTTAGTTAATGAAAAGACTCTTCAGGAACATAAAGTACAATTGTTCCAACAGTTTCTTTCAAATCTATAATTTATAAATAAATATAGATTATATACAAGAATCTAAAACAAATGTCCGTTGGTAGAAATTTACAAGAAATGGAAAACGTAGTAACCAAAGGGGCTGCACCTGCCGAACCAATGCACAAATTAACTGGAGCAACTCCAGGTCAAACTGCTGGTTGGGAAGATCTTGGTGGTCCTACTCCAGAAAATTATCGTCCAGATGACGAGTCAGCACATCTCAAAACTCCAACTCTTGCTCAGGTAAGAAATGTAGTCAATGCCAAGGCAGCGGCTGCTGAACCTATGAAGACTGTGGCAAAGGAAGAGACTGAAGAGGATGAGGATCTTATTGATGAAGAAGAGATTCTCGAAGATGAAGAGGAAGTAGTTGCTGAGGCGGCTGAGGAGGAAGAGGAAGAGGAGGAGGAAGAGGAAGAGGAAGAGGAAGAAGAAGAGGGTGGCAAGAAAAAGGGCAAAAAGAAAATGGAAGAAGAGTTCGACATCGATGAAGATGTCAATGCTCTTCTTGCTGGCGAAGAACTCTCCGAAGAGTTCCAAGAAAAAGCACGTACTATTTTTGAAGCAGCAATCAGATCAAAGGTTGTTGAAATCAAAGAGTCTCTACAAAATGCTTATGAGCATACACTTGTAGAAGAAATCGAAGCAATCAAGGAAAGCCTCACCAGTAGAGTTGATGCTTATCTTGAGTATGTTGCTGACGAGTGGATCCAAGAAAATGCACTCGCAGTTGAGCACGGTCTTAAGACCGAAATGACTGAATCATTCCTTGTTGGAATGAAGCAACTTTTTGAAGATCATTATGTAACAATCCCTGAAGATAGATATGATGTAATCGAGAATATGGTAGATAAACTTGATGAAATGGAAGGAAAACTCAACGAGCAAATCGAAAGAAATGTTGCTCTGAATAGAAGATTAGCGGAGTCAGTTGCTGATGTAATTTTTGCAGATGTCGCTGAGGGGCTTGCACTTTCTCAGAAGGACAAACTCGCTTCTCTTGCCGAAAATGTTGAGTTTGATGGTGAAGAGAGCTATCGTGAGAAACTGGTAACTCTGAGGGAATCATACTTCCCAACCAGAACTACTGGTGCTCAAAGAAACGCTAGTGAAAATTTGTCTGAGGAAACCAATTTGAATATTCAATCAGTCGGTGGCACCATGGGTGCATATCTTCAGACTCTCCAAAGAGTTTCTAAAAAGTGATTTTTAAATCATAACAATCAAACTAACACTTCTAAAGAGGTAAAAACCAAATGCAAATGTTCAATACCGAGCAATTGCAGGAGAAGTGGGCACCGCTCCTAGACTACGACGGTCTGGATCCTATCAAAGATTCACATCGTAGAGCTGTAACCGCAATCCTGCTCGAAAACCAAGAGAGAATCATCCGCGAAGAGCGCGAGTTCCTCTATGAGTCACCAACTAATAGCACAGGAACCAGCACTGGAGCTGGTACTGGATTTAGTGCTGGTAGCACCGGCGCTATGCAAGGTTTCGATCCCGTACTGATCTCACTGATCCGTCGTTCGATGCCTAACCTGATCGCCTATGATCTCTGTGGCGTTCAACCAATGAACGGTCCTACCGGACTGATCTTCGCAATGCGTTCACGCTACACCAACCAGTCTGGAACTGAAACCTTCTACAACGAAGTAGATTCAGCATTCTCTGGTCAGAGTGCATCGTTCGATCAAGTCGAAGGATGGACGAGTGGTGCTGTTGGTATGGGTACTACTGCCCAGCAAGGTCTCAACCCTTCAGTTCTAAGTCCAACAAACCAGACTGCTAACGCTACCGGCGCTGATATCTACAACGTCGGTCAGGGCATGAGAACTGACAACGCAGAATCGCTTGGCGAATCTGATGCGTTTAACCAGATGGCATTCTCGATTGAGAAAGTCACCGTTACCGCTAAGTCACGCGCCCTCAAGGCTGAGTACTCACTTGAGCTTGCTCAGGACCTCAAGGCAATCCACGGTCTGAATGCTGAGGCTGAACTCGCAAATATTCTCTCAACTGAGATTCTTGCTGAGATCAACCGCGAAGTTATCAGAACCATCTACAAGATTGCTAAGCCTGGTGCTCAAGTAAATACCGCTACCGCTGGTACTTTTGACCTCGACGTTGACTCCAACGGTCGTTGGTCGGTTGAGAAGTTCAAGGGTCTTATCTTCCAAATCGAGCGCGATGCAAACGCAATTGCACAGCAAACTCGTAGAGGAAAGGGCAACACTATCCTTTGCTCCGCTGACGTTGCTTCAGCACTTGCAATGGCTGGTGTTCTCGATTACACCCCTGCACTCAACGCTAACCTGAACGTTGATGATACCGGTAACACCTTCGCTGGTGTTCTCCAAGGTAAGTATCGCGTATACATTGACCCATATTCGGCAAACGTATCTGCTAACCAGTTCTACGTTGTCGGTTATAAGGGTTCTAGCCCATATGATGCTGGTCTGTTCTATTGCCCATATGTACCTCTCCAGATGGTACGTGCAGTTGGCGAGAACACCTTCCAGCCTAAGATCGGCTTTAAGACCCGTTATGGAATGGTTGCAAACCCATTCGCTGAGGGTCTTAACCCAGGTGCAGGTGCTCTGACCACCAATGCAAACACCTACTACAGAAGAGTCAAGGTTGCTAACCTGATGTGAGTTAGTTCACAACTCGACCAAGAGACCCTTAGGGGTCTCTTTTTTTATCTAAATACAAATAAAAAGATGAAAACATTTAGAGAGTTTTTATCGGAATCTCAAGTTTTGGCATATAAAAACTATAAACCAGGAGTTCTTGATAAGAAAACTGGAAAATTTACACCAAGATCTCATAGTGATACTGAACAAAAAAGATATGGTTGGAAACCTGTAAAGGTCAGTTCTTATAGTAAAGCAGATACTCCAGGTTCATTGACAGCAAGTGGAGAACGTTTTAATGATAAGCAAAGATTAGTTGCCGTTCCATATGCATCAAGAACTAGTACTAAACCTTCAGCACCATTTGGTACAAAGCTGCAAATGACAATGGCACCAGGGACAAAAGCACCTGTTGCAACAACTAAAGTATCCGATACTGGTAATTTTGGACCTGCTGGAGATTATAATCGTTCAACAAACTACGATTTGGCATTACAAACAGCTCGAGATGTTTCAGGTAATCCAAAAATTACATCAAGTGATTTTGGAAAAAGAACAATTTACGTGAAAACTGCTCAGAATCCGCAAACAGCAAAAGTAAAACCCAATAAGAGGTAAAAAATGTCTTGTAATTTCCCAAACCAAATTACGAATAGAAATTTTTTATCGCCAGTTGGTTTCAAGTTTAGCTTATCAAAAGAACCAACTGTTCCATTTTTTTGCAACTCTGCAAGAATACCTGAAATAAATCTTACAGTTTTACAACAACCAACTTACTTAAAGGATCTTGATGTTCCTGGTGGAAAGATTCAATATGGTGATCTAATCTTAAGATTTATCGTTGATGAGAATATGGAAAATTATATGGCAATTCATAATTGGTTAACTGGTCTTGGTTTTCCAGAGACAACAGGGCAGTATAAAGATTTAATTACAGATGCTGATGGTATTTTAGATCCTAAACAAGCATTTAGTGATGGAAGTTTATATGTGCTGAATAGTAACTATAAAACTAGTGCGGTTGTAAAATTTAAAGATCTTTTTCCAGTTTCATTATCATCTCTCGATTTTGACTCCACACAAACTGACATTCAGTACTTTACAGCAGACGTTACTTTCAAGTATACTGTCTACAATATACTCAATGAAAATAATCAACCCTTATGAACCTTGACGAAATCCAGGAGATGTGGCAGAGAGACTCTGTTATGGATCCTGACAATTTACATGATGAGTCTTTAAAAATTCCTCAACTTCATTCAAAGTATTATACAATCTATAACACAATTACTTTGTTACGTGAAAAGGCAAGAGAGACTTTTAATAGAGTCAAACTAGAACGTTACAATTACTACACTGGAAAGGCGCCTATAGAGGTCTACGAAGAAGAACCGTTCCCATATAAAGTTCGGGACAAAGAGGCACTACAGAGGCATATGGATGGTGATGAGAAGTTAAGTAAGGTAGAACTCAAAATAAGATACTACGACATTATGTTGAAGTTCTTAGAAGAAATTATTAAGTGTATATCTAATAGAACTTTCCAAATTAAAAATGCTCTGGAATGGCATAGATTCCAATCGGGATTCAACTGAGGCAGAAATGCCTCTTTTTTATTGCCAATAAATATTTTTGTATTGATATGAACGTATGTCACATTTGGTTATATCTAAAAAGAATGAGGTATATCTTCAGGTAAAAGCAGAACCACACGTCTATTACGAACTTGCAGATCAGTTCACATTTGACGTGCCAGGTGCCAAGTTTATGCCCCAGTTTCGCAACAAGCATTGGGATGGAAAAATACGTCTATTCAATACGCAGACTGGTGAGATTTATATCGGTCTTCTAGATAAACTCACTCGGTTCTGTGAAAATCAGGATTATACTTATGAGTTTATAAACAATAAGTATTATGGTCTTCCCTTTGAAGTGAACGAAAATATCTCAAAGGAGGGTGTGAAAGACTATATGACTTCTATCTGCAAGTATTCTCCCCGCGAGTACCAAGTTGAGGGAGTATACGACGCTTTACGACATAATCGAAAGTTGTTGATATCTCCAACTGCTTCTGGAAAGTCGTTGATGATATATTCGATTGTGAGATATTACGTTGAGAAAGGACAAAATACTTTGATAATTGTTCCAACGACATCCCTTGTAGAACAACTTTATAAAGATTTTGCAGATTATGGGTGGGATGTGGGTTCATTTTGCCACAAGATCTATGCAGGTAAAGAAAGAGAAACTGACTCTCAGGTGATCATTACGACCTGGCAATCCATCTACAAACTTCCCCGACAATATTTTTCAAGATTCAATGTGGTCGTTGGAGATGAAGCACACCAGTTTAAATCAAAGTCATTAGTATCTATAATGACAAAACTTTCTGATGCAAAATATCGTTTTGGATTTACAGGAACACTTGATGGCACACAGACGCACAAGTGGGTTCTGGAAGGTTTATTTGGACCTTCATACAAAATTATCCGTACAGAAGAACTGATGCAGAAGGGTCACGTTGCCAAACTGGATATTAACATTCTCCTATTGAAACACCCACCGAATAAGTTTGAAACATTTGAGGATGAGGTTCAGTATATTATCAATCACGAGAAACGCAACAAGTTCATCAAGAACCTTGCTATTGATCTTAAAGGTAATACTTTGATTCTATTTTCAAGAGTAGAAGGTCACGGACAACCTTTATACGAACTCATAAATAAGAATATCGCTGAAGATCGTCACGTGTTCTTTGTTCATGGTGGTGTTGATACTGAGGACCGAGAAAAAGTTAGAGAAATTACAGAAAAAGAAAATAATGCAATCATCGTTGCTTCTTACGGGACTTTTTCTACTGGTATTAACATTAGAAATCTACATAATGTTATCTTTGCTTCCCCTAGTAAATCAAGAATCAGAAACCTCCAATCAATCGGAAGAGTCTTAAGAAAGGGGGACAATAAAACAAAGGCAACTCTGTATGACATTGCCGATGATATTAGTTATAAATCAAGAAAAAATTATACGCTCAATCATTTAATCGAAAGAATTAAAGTTTATAATGAAGAAAACTTTAATTATGATATTGTAAACATACCGCTTAAAAACTAATGGGTGAAGAGTTTTACGCAATTATTAAATTAATATCTGGTGAAGAAATATTATCATTGGTCATGTCTGATGAAAATGATGGCGATCCAGTTATTGTTCTACAAAATCCAGTCACTATGAAAGCATTTCATAATCATCATGGAACTCACATTAAGGTAAAACCCTGGATAGAAATGTCAAGTGATGATTTCTTTATTGTAAAACTTGATAAGATTATTACAATGACAGAGACTAAAGATAAGAGATTGATTGATATTTACAATAATTATATTGAAGATGAATCTTTAATTGATGTCTATAACCCTTCAGGAAAAGTAAAACCATCATCAAAGATGGGATATATTTCTTCTGTTGAAGATGCCAGAAAGAAACTTGAGGATCTCTTTAAGGATATTAAAGAAGGCTAGATCCTTATCTTCAAAAGCAACAAAGCAATTCTACTCGTATTTTCATACCTTGTCAAGCTTTTTTAGTTATGCTATAATAAACAAAAGTTATATTAAATGAGTCCAATGCCATGCCCAAGAAAAAAACTGAACATTATGTAAACAATAAAGAATTATTAGAAGCGATGATCGTTTATCGCTCTAAGGTTGAAAGTTCTTTTCTTAAAAAGTATGATAGAGCACCAACTAAACAGGATAGGGGAAAGCATTGGGAAGGTAAACCACCAATTCCAAACTATCTTGGCGAATGTTTTCTAAAAATTGCGACTCATTTATCATACAAACCAAATTTTGTAAATTATATGTTTCGTGAGGATATGATTTCTGACGGAATTGAAAATTGTGTTCAATATATTCATAACTTTGATCCTGAGAAGTCAAAGAATCCTTTTGCTTATTTTACTCAAATCATTCACTACGCATTTTTGAGAAGAATTCAAAAAGAGAAGAAGCAACTAGATATTAAGACTAAGATTATCGAACGAACTGGGTTTGATGAGGTTATGATGATAGATGACAACTTGCTTTCTGGAAGCAATTCGGAGTATAATAGTATGAAGGACAATATCCAGTATCGCAGTAACCGATGAAGGTAGCAATTTTAACTGACAGTCATTATGGGGCAAGGAAGGGTTCAAAATACCTCCACGACCACTTTGAACTCTTCTATAAAAATGTCTTCTTTCCTGCCCTTGAAGAACATGGGGTAGAGGCAGTCATTCATATGGGTGATGCATTTGATAGTCGCAAATCAATTGATTATCAAAGTCTTGAATGGGCAAAGCGTGTTGTATTTGAACCTCTGCGAGATTATGATGTTCATATGATTATTGGTAATCACGATTGCTATTATAAGAATACCAATAGTGTTAACTCTCCAAGTTTGCTTCTTCAAACTTATCCTAATGTTCGCACTTATAGTTCTCCACAGACTATTAAAGTTGGTGGTCTGGATATTATGATGGTTCCCTGGATTTGTAGTGAGAACTATGATGAAACTCTCAATCAAATCAAAAAGACCAAAGCAAAGATTGCAATGGGGCACTTAGAACTTAAAGGTTTCCGTGTAAATCGAAATTTGATTATGGAGGAACATGGACTGGATTCGAATATTTTTTCAAACTTCACAAAGGTATTTTCTGGTCATTACCACACTCGTTCTGATAATGGACGCATTTTCTATCTTGGTAATCCTTATGAAATGTACTGGACAGATGTGAATGATACTCGCGGTTTTCATATCTTTGATACAGAAACATTAGAACACATTCCAGTCAATAATCCTTATAAATTGTTTTACCACATTTATTATGAGGATACGCCATATCAGTTATTTGACGCTACCGAATATGAAAATAAAATTGTTAAAGTGATTGTTCGCAAAAAATCTAAACCAAAAGATTTTGAGAAATTCATCGACAAACTTTATACTGCTGGCATTCAAGAACTCAAAATTGTTGAGAACTTTGACATTCAAGAAAGTGAAGATTTTGAAATTGATGAAGAGGAAAGCACCATTTCAATTTTGAATAGATATATTGATGAGGCAGAGTTTGAGTTTGATAAGAATGTCATCAAAGGAATCTTTCAAGACCTCTATAAACAATCTTGCGAAGTAGAGTAAATGTTTCTTCTTACACTCAAGGACAGAAAAGACGACGGAGCATATGCAGTTCAGGACCAGTACGGTCATAAGGTCCTATTTCTTTTTGAGAAAGAAGATGATGCAACTCGTTATGCCTTGATGTTAGAAGATCAAGAAGAAACTGAAATGGAAGTTGTAGAAGTTGATGATGAGCTTGCAATCAAGACTTGTAAGATGTATAATTACCGTTATGCTGTAATCACTCCTGACGATATCGTTATTCCTCCTAAGAATGCTAGTATTTCACAAGATTAAATGGAAAAATTTTCTTTCTACTGGAAATCAGTGGACAGAAGTTGATTTTGAAAAACACCATACAAATTTAATTATTGGAACGAATGGTGCAGGTAAGTCCACAATCTTGGATGCACTTACTTTTGTTCTTTTCAACAAACCATTTAGGCGGATTAATAAACCGCAACTGGTTAATACTACCAACGAAAAAGATTGTCTTGTAGAGATTGAGTTCTCTGTGAATAGTCGAGATTATCTTGTTCGTCGTGGGATTAAACCAAATATTTTTGATATTGAGGTTAATGGTAATCTTCTTCATAAAGAAGCGGATGATAGGGCAAATCAAAGAATATTAGAAGAAAATATTCTTAAAGTAAATTATAAGTCTTTTACTCAAATTGTAATTTTGGGTAGTAGTACTTTTGTCCCGTTCATGCAATTGACTACTTCTAATCGTCGAGAGGTCATTGAAGATCTTTTGGATATTCGTATTTTTTCTGCGATGAACAATCTCATTAAGGATAAAATTCGTGAGAAAAAAGACCAGATTAAATCTCTTGAACTTAAGAAAGAAACTCTTAAGGATAAGATGAAGATGCAACAGAGTTTCATTGAGGAACTTGAAAATCGTGGTAATGCCAATATCAATGCCAATAAAGAAAAGATTGTCAATTTAGATGCAGAAGTTGGCATTTATATGACCGAAAGTGCCAAAACCGAAGAGCAGATTTTTACCTATACTAAAGAGCAGGAAGAACTCATTGGTGCCGATGATAAGTTAGTAAAACTAAACAATCTTAAGGGCAAAATATCACAGAAAGTATCTGCTATTACCAAAGAACATAAGTTTTTCACAGAAAATACGGTCTGCCCCACTTGCACTCAAACAATTGAAGAAGAGTTTAGGTTAAATAGAATTGTACACGCTCAAAATAAAGCAAAGGAACTCCAGAAAGGTTTTCAAGAACTTGAGGAGACTATAAAGTTAGAACAAGAACGAGAGCGTCAATTCGCAGTTCTATCCAAGGAGATTACGAAACTCAACCATGAGATTTCTCAAAACAATACTCGCATTTCACTCAACCAGAGACAAATCCGAGACCTTGAATCTGAAATTCAAACTATTACCCAAAACCTTGCAAACAGAAATACTGAGCATGAGAAGTTAGAAGAATTTCAAACCAATCTCCAAAAAACATTCGAAGACCTTTCAAAGAAAAAAGAAGAAATCGTTTATTACGATTTTGCCTATTCCTTACTCAAGGACGATGGCGTTAAAACGAAGATAATCAAGAAGTATCTTCCGTTTATAAATCAGCAGGTGAATCGTTATCTTCAGATGATGGATTTTTATATTAATTTTGAATTGGATTCTGAATTTAATGAGAGTGTTAAGTCACCTATTCATGAAGATTTCTCATACTCTTCATTTTCTGAAGGTGAAAAGGCAAGAATTGATTTGAGTTTGCTGTTTGCTTGGCGTGAAGTTGCAAGAGTCAAAAACTCCGTAAATTGCAATATTCTTTTATTTGACGAAGTTTTTGACTCTTCTCTTGATGGTTTTGGTGCGGATGAATTTTTAAAAATTATTAGATATGTGGTTAAAGATACTAATGTTTTTGTAATTTCTCATAAAACAGACCTTCAAGATAAGTTTGATACGACTCTAAAATTTGAAAAGAAAAAAGGATTTTCTTATAAAACTGAATTATAAGACACTTTCTCAACTGGACTCCTTGACTTCCGTAAATACAGATAGTAATCTGTCCTCACAAGCACAAGACTAATGCAAGTCCCCAACCGCTACCATCATTCTAAAAAGGAGCAGAAGCGGAAACTGAAACCGCAAGCACTTCGACAAGCAAAGGCACGACGCCAAGCACTCAAGAAAAAGCACTCCGAAAGGGGTGTTTTTTTATAAATAACTCAAAAGTACTTGAAAGATGAAAGTGAAAGAATATCTAGAATTAGTTGAGGCATATCAAAAAGTTTATGAACAACAAATTGGAGTTCCTTTAAAAGAACCAACTGATCGTGCTGCAAAGGATCAACTTGAAAAAATGATACCCAAAGGAGAAAAGGTTCACACATTCAAGGGTGGGCTGCAAAAAGCACATTATGAACTAGAAGGTGAAGTTCTTGATGAAGATCTTTATGATGAAGTTTTAGATTATCTTATTAATGAGGGATGTACTTTAGAAGAATCAAACTATATTATGTCTTACGTTGTGGAACAAGGAATGAATCCACAGGAAGTAATTGGTAGAGGAATTGCAAATATTCTTGGATTTGATAAACCACATCCAACTCAGGTTTTTGCCCAAGGATTGAGAAAAATGCTCTATCCAAATAAACCAAAAGAAGTTAAAGCTCCTAAAGCACCTGCTCCTAAAATAACAAAAACTGCTTCTCCAGCAGCAAAACCACCAGCACCAACAAAACCAAATCCATATAGACCTGGTGCTACAGTTAGAGCAACTGGACCAAATATGGATAAGTTTCCAGAACTTCAACGATTTGCTGGACAGGCAAGAAAAGTTGCTGAACCAGTTGCTAAAACTGCTGGTGCCGTTTCTGCGCTAAGAAATATTGCCAGTTCTGGTCGTGTTGGTGCTGCTGCTCCTGCTGCTGCTGTAATGGCACCCAAACCAGTTGGTGATGCCACATTAACTGGTGCTCTTAAGAGAGGAGATTATAAACCAAAACAAGGACCAAAAAATCCAGATCAAGGTTTGACTAGAGCACAGTCTTTTGATAAGGCATATAAAACAGCAAAACAGAAGAGTGGAATGGGTTCTACTTTTACTTGGAACAACAAATCTTATAAGGTTGCTTAATTATAAATAACTAAAAAGTAGTTGTAAGATGAACTCAAAAGAACTTCGTGCCCTTCAAGAAGCCTATCAGCAAGTTTATTCTTCTCAAGAGGAAGTAGAGCAACTTGATGAAGGTAGAACAACGAGTCTCAGTGCTCTTTCACGTGAATCTCAAAAGCGTAAAGAAGATAAGGAAAGAGGAAGACCAGAAACTAAGTCTGAAACTCACGGCAGATTAATGTTGGGTAAATTCCGTCCAGGAGCTTCTAAAGAGGAGAGAGCAGAAGGTGGTCGTGAGAGACTTAGAGATAGGGGAAAAGTTCCTAAAAAAGGCGGTAAAGATATGTTTGAGCATATCTTGGAGCACCTAGTTGCCGAAGGTTATGCTGACACCAACAATGCAGCACTTGCTATTATGGCAAACATGAGTGAAGAGTGGAGGCAGAGTATTATTGAGCAAACCGCAAGAATTGATTATGTTCAGGATAAATTTAATCGTCAAAATGCTGAAAAATCTGGATCAGGTCTTACTTATATTCCAGGAAAACAAAATGCTGGACAAGCATTACAAAAGGCCAAAGAGTCTGCAAGACAAATGGGAAAACTTGAAGGTGCGTGAGTCCACTTTTTAAACTGGTACATAAGAGGGTTTCACCACCCTCTTTTTTTGTATGATAAATAGTTGAACCTAATACGACGGCAATCTGTTAGGATGGTTAAGGCACTTTCGGGTGCCTTTTCCTGTATAAATACTTATGCCGTTGTATTAGAGTAGGATGAAAAATCCAAAAAGATTTTATACTTACGCTTATTTGCGTAAAGATGGAACTCCTTATTATATTGGTAAGGGCCAAAGAGATAGGGCATATAGTAAAAATCACATCAATATTTTTGTTCCACCAAAAGAACGGATTTTGTTTTTAAAGAAAAATCTTTTAGAAGAAGAGGCATTTAATCACGAAAAGTATATGATTGCTGTTTTTGGTAGAAAAGATTTGGGGACAGGTATTCTGCATAATAGGACAGAAGGTGGTGATGGAACATCAAATATAAGTGATATTACAAAGGAAAAAATGAGACAAAAAAAACTTGGTAAGTCCCTATCTCAAAAACATAGAGAAAAATTGAGTAAAGTTAGAAAGGGAAATAAAAGATGGAATAATGGTATAAAAGAAAAACTTTGTAAAGAATGTCCTGGTGATGGTTGGGTTCTTGGAAGAATTATATCAAACAAAGTAGGTGTTGAATATGGTAAATGGAATATTGGTAGAAAAGCAACACCAGAAACTTTAAAAAAACTTTCTAATAGAAGTATAAAATATGAATATACAATTCAAAGTCCTGATGAAAATATTTTCATTACTAATAATATGAAAAAATTTTGTGAAGAACATAATTTAACTGCTCGTTTAATGACTTCTGTTGCTCGTGGTAAGTATACAAACCATAAGGGTTGGAAGGTTGTGACAGTTGAGGAACTGGATAAAAAGGTGTGAAGCGTTTTAAAGTTACCGTATAATACTCACATATCGCACACAACCAAATGTCCGTTAAGTTTGAAGTCAAAGGGTCCCTTGCTCGTTTATTGGCGACGGAGGACCTTGTGGTGGAACATAAAAAGGTAGAAACTGCTTGTTTTAATGTCCATACAAGGGTATTGACCTTACCTATGTGGGAAAAAGCGAGTGATAATATTTACACCATGCTTGTCCTGCACGAAATTAGCCATGCCCTTTGGACCCCAAATTATGATTGGACTAAAGAATGTAAAGTCCCAGCGACTTTTGTAAATATTTGTGAGGATGTGCGTGTAGAAAAACTTTGTAAAAGAAAATATCCAGGTTCTCCTAAAAGTTTTTATAGTGGTTACAAGGAACTTGCCGATGATGACTTCTTTCAAATCAAAGATGATAATGTAGAAACTTATAACCTTGCTGACCGTGCAAACCTGTGGTTCAAGATTGGCAATTATGTTGATGTGCCGATTGAGCGTGGTGAAGAGACTGAGATTATCAAACTGATTGCTAATACTGAGACCTTTGCTGATGTGTTAATTGCTGCAGAAGCATTGTATAAGTATTGTAAGCAAAAGCAACAGGAAGAAACCAAGACTTCTCTGGATAGTCTTGAGTTGCAACAAAGTGGTGCCGATAATCAACCTGCTTCTGATTTTAGTGATCAGGAGCAAGGTGAGAGCGATCAACCTGAAACTGAGGGTTCTGATCGTGCTTCCTCTTCTGAAGAAAATTCTCAGCAACAGCAACCTACGAATGAAGGTGGTGAGAAGAATGAGGAACCTGAAGTCAAAACGATGGAGTCTCTTGAAGAGGCACTGAAAGAACTCGTCGGTACTAACCCTTATGAGAATGTTTATCTTGAACTGCCTCAACTTGATTTGACTAAAGTTATTGTTCCCAATCAAGAGATTCATTCCAAGTGTAAAGAATCTTGGGATGACTTTCTTACAAGAAATGATTATAAGTATGAGAATATCTTTGGTGAAGTTGATAAGCAGTATTTTGAATTCAAGCGTTCTGCTCAAAAGGAAGTCAACTATCTGGTGAAAGAGTTTGAGTGTCGCAAGGCAGCAGATTCCTATGCACGTGCATCAACTGCCCGTACTGGCGTTCTGGACTGCTCCAAACTGCACACTTACAAGTATAATGAAGATATCTTCAGGAAGGTTACAACTCTTGCTGATGGTAAGAATCATGGTCTGGTGTTCGTTCTAGACTGGTCTGGTTCTATGTCCAATGTGATGCTGGATACTGCCAAACAACTCTTCAATCTTATTTGGTTTTGTAAAAAAGTTGCGATTCCGTTTGAGGTCTATGCCTTCACCACTGATTATCCTCTTGTAAAGTATGATGTAGATGGTAAGGCAAACATTCGTGAACTTGCCTACAAGAAGAAAGATGGTCTTGTTCAGGTGGGTGAATGGTTCTCTATGATGAATCTTCTCACCAGCAAAGTGAATTCAAACACTCTGGAGGAGCAGATGAAAAATATCTTTCGTCTTGCTAAGTCATTCTCTTATAATTCTCACTGCTACTATTCTACTCCTCTTGGAATGGGACTTTCAGGCACTCCCCTGAATGAGGCACTGATTTCTCTTCACCAGATTCTGCCTAAGTTCCAGAAGGAGAACAAACTGCAGAAAGTTCAGTGTGTGGTTTTGACTGATGGTGAGGGTTGCCTTGTGAAATATCATCGTGAGGTTCAACGCCGCTGGGAGGATAACCCCTTTATGGGCACTGCTCATATTGGATCTAATGCCTTTCTTCGCGATCGTAAGACTGGAATGACCTATTCTTGTGACTATGAGCATCAGGATTTCACTGAGGTTCTTCTTCACAATTTGCGGGACAAGTTTATTGATATTAACTTTATTGGTATTCGTGTTCTTGAATCTCGTGATGCTGGCGCTTTTATTCGTCGCTACTGTGGATATTATGGTTCTGAGTATGATAAGGTAACGAACGCTTGGAAAAAAGAGAAAGCATTTATTCTTAAGAATTCTGGTTATCATTCCTACTTCGGTCTGTCTGCAAACACTCTTTCTCAGGAATCTGAGTTTGCTGTTGCTGAGGATGCAACAAAGGCACAAATTAAATCCGCATTTGTGAAAAGTCTTAAAACTAAAAAAATGAATAAGAAAATTTTGGGTGAGTTTGTGGAACTTGTTGCTTGATAAATACTTTCAAGAATTATACTAGGTCTAATGAGTAGATTTACAGATTTACTTCAGGAAACACCCCCAGAAGTAACACCAGAACCAGAAGTAAAATCAGAATCGGTCAAGGTTGAAGAAGTTGTTGTTGAAAAACCGACAAAAGCAACTAAAAAGAAAAGTTAACAATGAACCTTACCTGAACCACTTTTCAAACTGTCACAAGGGGCACTTGGTTGCCCCTTTTTTGTGTGTATAATAAGTCTGTTGAAACAAACCACCTAACTACATTATGTCTCGCAAGTCCTCTGTGAACGACGCTCAACTGATTGAATCCATCAAAGAACTTTATGGTTCCGAAATTACTTCTGGTGACCTGAAAGGTTTCTGTGCTTCTCGTAGTCTCAACTACCAGACTGTGACTCGTCGTTTGGAGCAATTCAAGACTTCTCGTGGTCGTTGGAATCTGGAAGTGACTCAAGAACGTGTAGAAGAGATTGAACGTTCTTATCAAGCACCTCCCGCACTTCCTGCCGTGGAACAAAACCTGATCCCTGATAAAGATGATACCTTCGTCAAGTTTGGTAATTTTAACGATATTAAGAAAATTATTTCTTCCAATCTTTTTTATCCAACGTTCATTACGGGTCTTTCGGGTAATGGTAAAACGTTCAGTATTGAGCAAGCGTGTGCTCAACTTAAGCGTGAACTGATTCGTGTCAACATCACCATTGAGACTGATGAGGATGATTTGATTGGTGGTTTCCGTCTTGTGAATGGTGAAACTGCCTGGCATAACGGTCCTGTGATTGAGGCACTGGAACGTGGTGCAATCCTTCTGCTGGATGAGATTGACCTTGCTTCTAACAAGATTCTGTGTCTTCAATCTGTTCTGGAAGGTAAGGGTGTCTTCCTCAAGAAAATCGGCAAGTTCGTCAAACCTGCTGCTGGATTCAACGTATTCGCCACTGCAAACACCAAGGGCAAGGGCAGCGATGATGGGCGCTTCATTGGCACCAACGTGCTCAACGAGGCGTTTCTAGAGCGTTTCCCTGTGACTCTGGAGCAGTCCTATCCTGCTCCTGCTACTGAGCAGAAGATTCTGGAAGGCATCGCTCTGGACCTTGGGATGGAGGATCGTGACTTCTGCAAGCGTCTGGTGGATTGGGGTGATATTATCCGCAAGACCTTCTATGATGGTGGTATTGAGGAAATCATCAGCACCCGTCGTCTGGTTCATATCATTCGTGCTTACAGCATCTTCAACGATAAGGCAAAGGCAATTCAAGTCTGTGTGAATCGTTTTGATGAAGAAACCAAGACTGCTTTCCTTGAACTGTATGATAAGGTGGATGCTGATTTTGTGATGCCTTCACAACCTGAATTGACTGTAGAATACATTGACTATCCTCCTCAAATTTGATATAATTGGGGAAGGTAAAAATGTGCCTTCTCTTTATGATTGATTCGAATTTTACTATTACTATGACTGAAAAAACAAATCATCTTTGGAAATACAACGAAGATAAAATCCTAAAAGATATTCAAGATTACGTGACTAGCACTTACGGCAGTCACTACTGTGGACATAATCAGCAGTATCAAGACATTCAAACAATTGACTTGATGGCGGCAAAAGATCTTGCACCAGGATTCTGTCAGGCAAATATCTTAAAATATGGAAGTCGTTATGGTGATAAAGATGGACGCAACAAACGTGATTTGATGAAGGTTATTCACTATGCTATGCTTCTTCTCCACTTCGATGGGCATTATTCTCGCAAAGATAATGGTCTTACTGAATTTCGCTGATTATGAAACTTCCGAACAAAACTATGAAACTTTCTGACAATACTCTCGCACTTCTCAAGAACTTTGCTGGTATTAACAACTCGATTCTTGTGAAACAGGGCAATCGTCTTCGCACGATTTCTGTGGCAAAGAACATTCTTGCCGAGGCAGAGATTACAGAAGACTTCCCCCGTGACTTTGCGATTTATGATCTCAACCAGTTTTTGAATGGTCTGAGTCTTCATCAGGACCCTGATCTTGATTTCACTGAGGGATCTTACCTAAGCATCAAAGAAGGCAAACGTCGTGTGAAGTATTTCTTTGCAGACCCCAATGTGATCATTTCACCCCCCGATAAGGACATTCAACTTCCTTCACAAGATGTTTGCTTCCAACTGGACAGCACTTCTCTGGAGAAACTGGTCAAGGCAGCAGCAGTATATCAACTCCCTGATCTCTCTGCGGTTGGTGAGAATGGTGTGATCAAACTGGTGGTTCGTGATAAGAAGAATGATACTTCTAACGAGTATGCCATCGTGGTTGGTGAAACTGACAAGGAGTTTACCTTTAACTTCAAGGTAGAAAACATCAAGATTATTCCTGGTGCCTATGACGTGGTAGTGTCTTCTAAACTTCTGTCACAGTTCACGAATCCTAAGTACAACCTCTGCTATTATATTGCTCTGGAACCTGATTCTACTTTTGGTTAATGGAATTCTTACTGTATCTTACTCCTCAAGCAAAAGATATTCTTAATCAAATCTATCGAGCAAAATATTCTGTTCTTGAAAATTTTGGATATTGTAGGAGTAACAAAAATCTTTTTGGATATGCAGATTTTGATAAAAAATTCATAATATGCACCAAAAATATTAAACGCAGTGGATTTGATCCAAAATTTTATATTAATGAAACTGTTTATCACGAAGGTACTCACGTTGGTCATTTTTGTAATGGATACAAACCATTTGGAATATCACTAAATGATATGCCTCTTCCATCCAATAAACTTCAAGATATTAAAAATTCTTTAAGTGCTTCTACTGCCCCTAGAAGAATTGAACACGAAGCATATTGGATGGAAGATAAACCTAACGAAGTTAAATATGTACTCCAAAAGTACTGTTTCTGATATGAATGAAACTAAAACAAGTTTGCCAGTTTTTATCACAAGTGATTGGGGGAAAATCTTTGGTTTTGTTTGGCATAATCAAGGATATTGTACTCCAACTGGTTTTAGTGGATATTGGGATGAACCAACAAAAAGAACCTGGACTATTATGCCAAAAGGAGTATTTCCTTTTGTGAGATTTGATAGAGTGAAATAACATTTGTAAGTTTTCTTTTTATAAATACTTATACAGTTAGAAGATAATCAAATGTATTGTTTGGAATGTAATTCTATTCTTGGCAAAAGACAAAGAAAATTTTGCTCTCGCAAATGTATGAATGTATATAATGCAAGAGAATTTGGTATGAAACACCGAGAAGAAAATCCAAACAGATACAAAGTTTGCAAAAAGTGCAATCAATCACTAAATCTTAATAAGTTTAGTTTAATTGAAAAATGGAATGTTAATTCTGGAACAAAAGACATTTGTAAGAAATGTTCTACAAAAATAAGACAAATTGAAAAATTAAACAGAGATTGGAAAGTTGATGCTGCTAAACTTCTCTACAAAAACATCAAATCAAGATGCAAAAGAACTGGAAGAGAGTTTTCTATTGAATTGGAAGATATTATAATTCCAGAAAAATGCCCTGTATTTGGATTTGAGTTAAAAAGAGAAGACAAACAAACTTGGATGTATGCTCCGAGTGTAGATAGAATTGACAGTTCCAAAGGTTATATAAAAGGAAATGTTACAGTTGTCAGTAGAAGAGCAAATATCTTAAAGAGAGATGCTACAGTTAAAGAGTTAGAACTACTTTTAAATTATTACAAAACTTTGAGGAACTAACTTTGAATATTTTTGTCACTTCACCATTTCCAGCAGAAAGTGCTATCGTACTTCCTGACCGTCACGTAACGAAAATGTCTCTTGAGTGCTGCCAAATGCTTTCTATCGTGGCATCTAAGTGGTATCACAACTATGGCACTCTTCCTAAAGCAGATGGAACCTCCTATGCAACTGAGAAGGGTGCCTTTCGCAATCATCCCTGCACTCAATGGGTAGCAAAGACTATTGACAATGCCTACTGGTTGATTAAGCACGGGATGAATCTCTGTGATGAGTACACTCTGCGATACGGCAAGCAGCATTCGTGTTATAATACTCTTGTTGCCGCATACTACCTTTTTCCCAAAGGAAAGATTACTGAGGTGACTCCATTCGTTCGTGCTATGCCTGACGAATACAAATTTGATGAAAGCATTGATACATTTACTGCATACAAAATGTATATTGCTTCCAAACCCTGGGTTGCGGACAACTATCTCCGTATGCCAGAACGTAAACCAGAATGGGTGTAAATAATTCATTTACTAAATAGTATTATATTACGAGGTTTAGTAAATGAGTTGCGTTTATCAAATAAGAAACAAAATAACAGGAGAAAATTACATAGGTTCTACTGAAAAGAATTATATGCTTAGATTTGCTAAACATATAACAATGTGTAATAGTAATAAAATGGATTGTCCTAAACTTTATAACAATTTTTTAAAATATGGATATCATAATTTTACTATTGAAGTTGTCAAATGGATTCACGAAGGTGAAGACATTAAATCCGTGGAACAACAATACTGCGAATGGTTAAATCCTTCTTTGAATTCTTTGTGGGGAACGAAGCACACAAAAGATTCTATTGATAAAATGCGTAAGTCCCAAAAAGAATATTGGTCTAAAAATTCTCATCCAAGAAAAGGAGTTCCCTTTACTGAAGAGCATAAAAAAAATCTTTCAAAATCTATGGGAAAAAAATGCTATGTTGATGGTGTGATTTATGAATCTGTAAAAGAATGTGCTACAATACTTGGTATCCATAAAGATACTGTAAGTTGGAGAATGAGAAGTAAATCATTCGCAAACTATTATTACCTTTGAACTTTTTATTTTGATTATGAGCGATAACAATTCATTTTTGTTCGTAGAAAAATACAGACCTCAAACTATTGATGATTGTATTCTTCCAGATGATACAAAGAAAACATTTAATGATTTTGTCAGTAAGGGCGAGATTCCAAATCTTCTTCTTTCTGGACCTCCTGGTATTGGTAAAACTACAATTGCAAAAGCACTTTGTAATCAATTGGGTGCAGATTATTATGTAATTAATGGTTCTGATGAAGGTCGTTTTCTTGATACTGTAAGGAATCAGGCAAAAAACTTTGCATCAACAGTTTCACTAACAGCAGATTCTAAACATAAAGTTATTATTATAGATGAGGCGGACAATACGGGTAATGATGTTCAACTTTTGCTAAGAGCAAATATTGAAACATTTTACAATAATTGTAGATTTATCTTTACCTGTAACTACAAAAATAAAATTATTGAACCTCTTCATTCCCGATGTGCTGTTGTTGATTTTAGTGTAAAGGGTAAAGAGAAGGCACAATTAGCAGGTTCTTTTTTCAAAAGATTGCAAAATATTCTTGATAATGAAAGAATTAAATATGATTCAAAAGTTCTTGCCGAACTGATATCCAAGCATTTTCCTGATTTTAGGCGAGTTCTCAATGAATGCCAACGTTATTCTGTTGGTGGAGAAATTGACTCTGGTATTCTTGCATCCTTCTCTGACATTGCCGTAAATGATCTCATTAAATACATCAAAGAAAAAAATTTCACAGAAGTCCGAAAGTGGGTGGTCGCCAACTTGGACAACGATTCTTCTATCATTCTTCGCAGGGTTTATGACGCCCTTTATAGTGTTCTACTTCCCCAGTCTATCCCCGCTGCCGTTCTTATTATTGCTAAGTATCAATACCAAATTTGTTTTGTGGCTGACCAAGAAATTAATCTCCTAGCAGCACTGATTGAAATTATGGCAGAGTGTGAATTCCAATGAACCCCTATAAAATTGATGATAAACTTCTTAAAGAAGTTCCAGTGAAAACAACCCCTGAAAATGTAAAAGAGGCAAATGAGGCACTCTTTTATTCTAAAATGAATCTGCCACAAGCAGCAAAGCATTGTGGGATGACTCAAAAAGAAATGAAACTCACTTTCTTTGAATACTTGAAGTATAACAAACCTGATTATGAAATCTCTTAAAACCCCGTTACGCTACCCTGGCGGAAAGTCCCGTGCTTGTGAAAAGATGGGTCCATACTTTCCAGACCTACGGAACTATGATGAATTTCGTGAACCATTTATTGGTGGTGGAAGTGTTGCGATATATATTACTAAAAAGTATCCCAGTTTGGATATTTGGGTAAACGATCTCTATGAACCTCTTGTAAACTTCTGGCAACAACTCCAGATGTTTGGGAATGATTTAAAGAACGAACTAGTTGATTGTAAACTTGCCTACAATACTCCTGAACTTGCTAAAGAACTTTTTTTAAAATCAAAGGAGCATATCAATGATGAGTCTGAAACGAACTTTAATCGTGCTGTCGCTTTCTATATTGTTAACAAATGTTCTTTTAGTGGTCTTACCGAAAGTTCATCTTTTTCAGGGCAAGCAAGTAACTCCAATTTTTCCCTGAGAGGAATTGAAAAATTGTCAGAGTATTCTAAGTTAATCGCTAATTGGCGTATAACTAATTACTCGTATGATTATCTAATGGATGGAAACAAGAGTGCTTTTATGTATCTCGATCCTCCTTATGATATTAAGGACAATCTCTATGGGAATAAGGGATCAATGCACAAAAGATTTGATCACGATAAGTTTGCTGCTGATTGTGATTCTAATGATATGGACCAGTTAATCAGTTATAATTCGGATCAACTTGTAAAAGATAGATTTAAGAACTGGAACGCTGCTGAGTTTGATCTAACTTACACGATGCGTTCCGTTGGTGAATATATGCGTGAGCAAAAACAACGTAAAGAACTCTTGCTTTTTAATTATGGAATTGAAGGACTGGTTAAACTCGATCAATCAAACGAAACAGCACCTGATTGACGAAGACCCTTCACTTGAGAAGGAATATGCACCCTATATTATCAATCGCTGCTTTTCTGGGCACATTGATTGTTTGATGTATGCAAATGAAATGAATCAATATCATTTCCTCCCAAAAAAGATGCAATATGACTTTTATATAAATAGTCTGAGGAAAAAGAAGAGATTTTCTCCCTGGCTCCGTCAAGATAAAATCAAAGACCTTGATTATGTCAAACGTTATTATGGTTATAGTAATGAGAAGGCAAAACAAGCTTTGAGGATTCTTACTAAAGAACAACTAACATTTATTAAATCGAAATTTGAAACTGGAGGAACAAAATGAGTGTCGTTCAAGAACCTGAAGTGAAGTGGGCGCCCGACCAAATGGTGGAAGTGATCCTTAATGAACCTGATGATTTTCTTAAGGTTCGTGAGACTTTGACCCGTATCGGAGTTGCTTCAAGAAAGGAAAAGAAAATCTATCAGTCTTGCCATATTCTACACAAGCAAGGTAGGTATTATCTCGTTCACTTTAAGGAACTGTTTGCTCTGGATGGCAAACACGCTAACCTGACTGTGAATGATGTGCAACGTCGCAATCGTATCGCTCAACTTCTCGCTGATTGGGGTTTGATTGAGATTGTTGATGTTAAAAAGATTCAGGATATTGCTCCCCTGAATCAAATTAAAGTTCTTGCCTATAAGGATAAGGGAGATTGGATTTTAGAGACCAAGTATAATATTGGTGCTAAAAAGAAAAAGGTGGAGGATGCCGAATGAAAAAGAGCGGGTTTTACACCCGCCTTTTTTATGTAAAGTGTTATAATTATATACGGATGCCGAAAGGGTCCACAAAAAACAAACTCGCTTTTTAAGGAGCTACCATAATGACTAACCTTGCAACATCACGGTTTACTGCTGCGGATCTTCCTGCTTTGATGGAAAGAATCACTCGCAATAGTATTGGAATGGATGAATATTTTGATCGTTTATTTAATCTTCACGAAACTACAACAAACTATCCCCCCTACAATCTTATTCAGGTAAATAATGTAGAGTCTCACTTAGAGATTGCATTAGCAGGATTCAAGAAGGGAGAGGTCAATGTTTTCACAGAATATGGAAAGCTTTTTGTCGAAGGACAAAAATCAAATGCCGAAACGGATAGGACGTTTATCCACAAGGGAGTGGCTAGCAGAAGTTTTAAACGAGCGTGGACTTTATCCGACGACACAGAAGTTCGCGAAGTCACATTTGAAGACGGACTTTTACGGATCGTACTTGGGAAAATAGTACCAGAGCATCATACTCGTAAGGACTATCTCTAAATAGAAAAAAACTTAGTTGGGCAATGAAAACTTTTCAGCAGTTTATGGAAAAAGTTGGGGATTTTGGAAATCCTCCTTTACCAACAAAAGAAAATTGCTATGGTAAAACTGTGAAATATGCTATGGCACCCAAAAAGAAAGTTTGTGCTCTCAATACTGATAGTGGTTCTGGAGGATCTTCTGGTGATTCTGGTGGCGACTAAATAGAACTGAATATCGTCGCCGCAGGGGAGCAACTGGCACAATCCAGTTTGACGCTCCCCCATTTTTTTGCTATAATGATCGAAGAGTACATCGTAAAATGTCAATCAAGTTAGTACTATTAAAGTCTGGTGAAACTGTTATTTCTGATGCCAAAGAATTGATTTCTGGTGATAAGATATGTGGGTATCTACTTACGAAACCTCATAAAATAGAGACGAGAAAGGCATTTTTGTTGGTAGAAGAAAATGAAAATTCAAAAGGTGATTTAGAAATTTCTTTGTCTCCTTGGATTATTCTAACCAGCGATGAACAAATACCAGTTCCGCCAGATTGGGTTGTTACGATTGTAGAACCAATTCAAACTATTAAAGAAATGTATGAGGAAAAAGTAAATGTCGAAAACAGTGAAGTGTCTTTTACTGAAGGTTGACAATGTAATTGTCACTGAGATTATTGAAGTTGGTTCTGAACTTGGAGAACCAGATTGTAAACTAATTAATCCCTATAAAATTGATGCTGAGGGAAATTTAACTCCTTGGCCAGATGTATCTGACCAAACAGAAATGATGATTCACTCCGATAGTATTCTTACTATTGTAAATCCTAAACCAGAAATTGTTGAAAAGTATCTTGAATTGACTGCATAATGCGATTTTATACAAATGTCCAGATGGTCGGGGACCACTTCTTGGTCCGTGGTTATGAAAATGGTAAACATTTCATGACCCGTGAGAAGTTTTACCCGACTCTTTTTGTTCCTTCAAAAAAGAATACTGAATATAAAACTCTGAATGGTGAATGTGTTGAACCAATTCAACCTGGAACAGTAAGAGAATGTAGAGAATTTATTAAGAAATATACTGATGTTCAAGGATTTTCAATTCATGGAAATGACCGATACATCTATCAATATATTTCCGAAACTTATCCTGAAGATGAAGTTAAGTTTGATATTAATAAAATCAAAGTAACAACAATTGATATTGAGGTTGCATCCGAGAATGGATTCCCTGATGTGGAAAGTGCCGCTGAAGAAGTGTTGCTCATTACACTTCAAGATTATAATACAAAACAGATTCTTACTTGGGGTCTTGGTAAGTTCAATAATCAACAGAGTAATGTAAAATATCGTTCTTTTACAAATGAGCATGATTTGTTGAACGACTTTATTAATTGGTGGATGATTGAGGAGAATACACCTGAAGTCATTACTGGTTGGAATAGTGAATTATATGATATCCCATACTTGGTTCGTCGTATAGATCGTGTTCTGGGAGAAAAACTCATGAAGCGTATGTCTCCATGGGGATTGGTAACTGAAAGTGAAACATTCATCTCTGGGCGTAAGCATATTTCCTATGATATTGGTGGAGTAAGTCAACTTGATTATCTGAATCTTTATAAGAAGTTTACTTATAAGGCACAGGAATCTTATCGTCTTGACCACATTGCAAATGTAGAACTTGGTCAGAAAAAGTTAGATCACAGTGAGTTTGATACGTTCAAAGATTTCTACACCAAAGGTTGGCAGAAGTTTGTAGAATACAACATCATTGACGTAGAACTTGTTGACCGTTTGGAAGACAAGATGAAACTCATTGAACTTGCTTTGACGATGGCGTATGATGCTAAGGCAAACTATGCTGATGTTTTCTCTCAGGTTCGTATGTGGGATACAATTATCTACAACTATCTGAAAAAGAAGAATATTGTGATTCCTCCAAACGTGAGGTCTGATAAAGATTCTAAGTATGCTGGTGCTTATGTAAAAGAACCGATTCCTGGGGTGTATGATTGGGTTGTGAACTTTGACCTTAACTCACTGTATCCTCACCTGATTATGGGTTATAATATTTCACCAGAAACTTTGGTAGAAGAAAGGCACCCATCTGTTAGTGTCGATAAGATCCTTAACAAACAACTCACATTTGAAATGTATAAGGACTATGCGGTATGTGCTAATGGGGCAATGTATCGTAAAGATGTTCGGGGATTTCTTCCAGAGTTGATGGAAAAGATCTATGAAGATCGCACCATTTACAAAAAGAAGATGCTTGCTGCTAAACAGGAGTATGAAAAGAAAAAGACAAAGGAACTTGAGAAGGAGATTGCTAGATGTAACAATATCCAAATGGCAAGAAAGATTCAACTTAACTCTGCCTATGGTGCTATTGGTAATCAGTATTTTCGTTACTTTAAATTAGCGAATGCTGAGGCAATTACTCTTTCTGGGCAAGTTGCTATTCGTTGGATAGAAGAAAAAATGAATACTTATCTCAATAAACTTCTAAAAACTAAAGAGGTAGATTATGTTATTGCTTCTGATACTGATTCCATTTATCTCAATATGGGTCCTTTGGTTGAAACTGTATACAAGGGAAGAGAAAAAACTACTGAAAGCGTTGTTTCGTTCCTTGATAAGGTCGCTAAGGTGGAACTTGAAAAATATATTGAAAGTTGCTACCAAGAACTGGCGGATTATGTGAATGCATATGACCAAAAGATGCAGATGAAGCGGGAGAATATTGCTGACCGTGGAATCTGGACTGCCAAAAAGCGGTATATTCTCAATGTTTGGGATAGTGAGGGTGTTCGTTATGAAGAACCTAAACTGAAGATGATGGGTATTGAGGCAGTTAAATCCTCCACACCTGCTCCTTGTCGCCAGATGATTAAAGATGGTCTGAAACTAATGATGAGTGGAACTGAAGAACAGGTGATTAAGTTTATTGATAAGTGTCGTTCTGACTTCAAAAAACTGCCACCAGAGCAGATTGCTTTTCCAAGAACTGCCTCAGATGTTCGTAAATATCATTCCCATTCTGACATTTATATGAAGGGAACACCAATTCATATTCGTGGAGCACTTCTCTTTAATCATTATATTAAAGAGAAAAAACTCACCAATAAATATTCACTTATTGGTAATGGGGAAAAGATTAAATTTATCTACCTCAAAAAACCAAATATTATTCAAGAAAATATTGTCTCTTTCATTCAAGATTTTCCTTTGGAACTTGGACTTGACAAATATATTGACTATGAACTACAATTTGAAAAAAGTTTTCTTGAACCACTTAAGTCCATTCTTGATGCAATTGGATGGAAAACAGAACATATAACAACCTTAGAGTCATTTTTTAACTGATGGATTTGCCTATTAACGAAAAAGAATTGAATACGATTATTAGTGCTATGAGATTGGGAGGAGATTCTGCACTCTATCAAAAATTATGGACTTATAAAATGAACTATATTGATAAAAATGAAAATATGGAGAAAGAATGATGGATTTTCTTAAAGATATTGTAAAAGAAATTGGTGGTGAGTATACGCAACTTGCTTCCGACATTGATGAGACAGAGACTTATGTTGATACAGGTTCATACATTTTTAATGCACTGGTTTCAGGTAGTGTATTTGGTGGTGTATCTGGGAATAAGATTACTGCTATTGCTGGAGAGTCTTCTACTGGAAAGACTTTTTTCTCTCTCGCCGTGGTTAAGAACTTTCTTGATACTCATCCCGATGGTTACTGTCTCTACTTTGACACTGAGGCTGCTATTACTAAATCTTTGATTGAATCTCGTGGAATTGATACTTCTCGTCTTGTGGTTGTCAATGTTGTTACTATTGAAGAGTTTCGTGGAAAGGCACTCAAAGCAGTAGACCTGTACTTAAAAAAACCTGAAGGAGAACGCAGACCGTGCATGTTTGTGTTAGACTCTTTAGGAATGCTTTCGACTGAGAAAGAAATCACTGATGCACTCAACGATAAACAAGTTCGTGACATGACTAAATCGCAACTTGTTAAAGGTGCATTCCGAATGTTAACTCTTAAACTAGGACAGGCAAATGTTCCACTCATTGTCACAAATCATACATACGATGTCATCGGAGCTTACGTACCAACGAAAGAAATGGGTGGAGGTTCTGGACTCAAATACGCAGCAAGTACGATCATTTATCTCAGCAAAAAGAAAGAGAAGGATGGAACAGAAGTGGTCGGCAATATTATCAAAGCTAAGACTGCTAAATCACGTTTGAGTAAGGAGAACAAAGATGTTGAAGTCCGTTTGTATTATGATGAGCGGGGCCTTGATCGTTACTATGGTCTTTTGGAACTTGGTGAGATTGGTGGACTCTGGAAGAATGTAGCAGGACGCTATGAGATGGATGGTAAGAAAATTTATGCTAAGCAAATTCTTGCAAACCCAGAGGAATACTTTACTGAAGAAGTAATGCAAAAACTTGATGAGATTGCAAGGGAAGAGTTTAGTTACGGTTGATTATTTTTTATGGTTCTTATAAATGGAAAGTGTTGAACTTACAGTTTTAAAAAATTTAATATTTAATGAAGACTATTCTCGAAAAGTAATACCTTTTATAAATCTAGAATATTTTGAAGATAATTCCCAAAAAATTATTTTTGAAGAAACTGTAAAATTTATTTTAAAATATAATTCTCAAATTACAACAGAATCTCTTTTAATTGAAATATCTAATAGAAAAGATATAAATGAAAGTGATATTAAATCTTTAACTTCTTTAATTAATTCATTCGATTATCAACCATCCGATCAAAAGTGGTTAATTGACATCACTGAAAAATGGTGTAGAGATCGTGCCATTTATTTGGCTTTGATGGAATCAATTTATATTGCTGATGGTAAAGATGAAAAGAAGAACCGAGATGCTATTCCTTCAATTTTATCTGACGCTTTAGCAGTATCTTTTGATAATAATATTGGTCATGATTATCTATTAAATTATGAAGAACGATATGATTATTATCATAGGAAAGAAGATAAAATAGAGTTTGATTTAGAATATTTTAATAAAATTACTAAAGGAGGACTCCCCAATAAAACTTTGAATATTGCTTTGGCAGGAACTGGTGTTGGTAAATCTCTTTTTATGTGTCATGTGGCATCTTCGGTTTTAGTTCAAGGTAAAAATGTGTTGTACATTACTCTTGAAATGGCAGAAGAAAAAATTGCCGAAAGAATTGATGCTAATTTATTGAATGTTCCTATTCAACAATTGTCAGAATTGCCAAAAGCAATGTTTGAAAGTAAAGTTAATACACTTGCAAATAAGACACAAGGATCTTTAATCATTAAAGAGTATCCAACTGCTTCTGCACATTCTGGTCACTTCAAGGCACTTCTTAATGAACTTGCTCTTAAGAAATCATTTAGACCTGATATTATTTTTATTGACTACCTTAATATTTGTGCTTCCTCTAGGCATAAGGCAAATAGCTCTGTCAATTCTTATTCGTATATTAAGTCAATTGCAGAAGAACTTCGCGGTTTGGCAGTGGAATTCAATGTTCCCATTGTCTCTGCTACCCAGACTACCCGCAGTGGTTATGGCAACTCTGATGTTGAACTTACTGATACTAGTGAGTCCTTTGGTCTCCCTGCTACTGCTGATCTTATGTTTGCCCTTATTAGCACTGAAGAGTTGGAGAATTTAGGTCAAATTATGGTTAAACAATTGAAGAATCGTTATAATGATCCAACAATTTATAAGCGGTTTATTGTTGGTATTGATAGGGCAAAAATGAGATTGTATGATTGTGAACAATCTGCTCAAAATGATATCGTTGATAATACTGAGTATTCAGAATCTAATGAAGATAAAACA